CAAACGCTATTAATTTAGGTGCAGGTAAAACATATACCTTTATGGCGAGATACCAAAACTGGGGTGGTGGTTGGGGTATGTATGTTGCATGGAAAAGACCATCACAAAATAGTTATACAACTCAAGCAGATGAGGTATATTCAACACCACCAGCATCACCAACTAAAAAGGGATTTGTTGATTTTAATACAAATACAAATTTAGACCCAACTAAGTTTTCAATAGGAACCACATTAAGTTCAACGGGTACGGTGGATATAACAACATTATTAGATAGTGTAAAAATATCTAATGGATATAAAGCTGGAATTACCGCGGGACAAACTGAATGGAGTTATGTGAATATATCCAATGGAACAACAACTCTTTACATTGATTTAAGAGAGTTTGGAAATGTTACACCATCAACTGTTAATAGTGTTTCAATTTTAGATGTTTATAATGGTCCTGTTACGTTTATTAATAGTGACATATATTGGGCCGAATATTCAGTTCCATCAACATTACCAAAAGTAACAGATGGTAGTTCAACATATAATTCAAATATAAGAAATGCTGGATATAGTAATTACGCATTTTCTTGTGGTGTCGGATTTACAGCAACTCAAATTTATAAACCACAAACATTTACAGTCACAACTACAAATAATTTAACAACATTATATAATAGCATAGTAACCGTATCAGATGTGTATTTAGCATTTCAGGAATATTCAAATCAAGGTTTATTTGGTAATCAAACTGGAACATCTTTTACATATGGTATTCAATATCAAAATGCAGATATAAACAATGATGGTATATTCAATGAAGCAGATTGTTTCCTATTATTAGAAAATTTGACAGGTGCAAAACCATTGGTAGATACTTTTAATCTTAATAAAACATTAAGAATAATACCACAATCAAAATATGATAGTATTGGAAAATCTAATTGGAATACATTTACAAATCCATTAAGTGCTTCATATACATTTGATATAAACACAGGTAAATCAACTGATACATTAAATTTAGCAGTAGCTTGGAAAGGTGATGTTAATTTATCTCATTCATCTACACCAACATCAAATAGTTACACAACAATGTCTATTAAATCGATGGTGGTTAGTAATGAAATACAATCAACTATTATATCAGAATTGGTTGGTGATTCTGTTGTTGTTACGATTACATTGAATCCGTTATCACAACAATTGGTAGGAACTCAATTTATGATAAACTATGATAATACATTATTAAAGTTCTCAAGTGCAACATTTAATACTAAAGGTAATCCCACAAACTATGGAACCGATAAAGGATCTTATATAAACGTAGGATCAATTATTAGTGATGGTAGTACAACTTTAGATAATACCACATCATATAAAATAAGTTTCAAAACATTAACAAAACTAAATAACATATTTGGTTTGATATCGGTAGGCGGTACAGATGCTGTTAATCAAGGTGGAACACAACTTAAAATTAGATTAATATGATGAATAGTATCAAAGTTATAATATTGTGTTGTGTCATTTTTATAATATCATGCAGAAAAACGGTATCAACACCACCAATTCAATCGATAACTAGAGATTTTTTTGCAAACTCAATTAACACAGTTTCTAATGGTGATTCAATTAACTTCACCTTACAAACAGGGGGGGTTTATACGTTAACCATGATTGATACAATACAAAATCAAGTGGTAAGTAGAGAAAGATTTACTGGTAAAGTCGGAATGAATTCATTAAACATATACACAAAAACCTTAACTCAAACCTACTTAACCGTAGTATTAACAGACAATAATAATAATCAAATAAACAAAACAAAAATAACAATTAAATAATGAAAAAACTATCTCTCCTTATCGGTTTATTCGTTCTTGTTGGATGTAGTAAAAATGTACCTCTAGCAGTAACACAACCTCAAATTGATCCAAACTTAGCAATTGCAAGTACTGTTGGTGTAAAATTACAAACAGCATTTGTAACTTCCGAAGTTTCAATGAACATTAAAAGTCAAACAGCACAGACAGTAACAGTTAAAATTTTAGACATTACCAATAGAGTAGTTTCTAAATCAGTAAGTGATGTGAAAGTTGGCGACAATGTGTTATCACTATACACATCTGCATTTCCATCTTCAGCATATAGAATAGCTGTTTATGACGCAAACGGTAATCTAATTGCAATTACTGATTTTAATAAAATCTAACATAATTATATAAAAAGAGAATTATATGGCAAAAGCTAAAAAAGAACAAACACCAGACGAAGCAATGGCTAAAAATGAGAAGCATAATGACGGAACCATGAGTGGTCTTAAAAAGACTATTATTGGTACAGTTGGTACTTTAGTAACAGCTGGGGGTGCATTTTTAATGACTTATTTACAAAAGCCAAAAGAAGGTGAAAACAAACAAGCTACTCCTCAATCAATAAACATTAACCTTCCAGCTCAACAACAAGCTGCTGCAGGTAAAACTGTTATTATTAAGGAAAAGGGTGCCGCAGGATCTAATGTTCCAGCAGCAAAACCAGCTGAAACACCAAAACCTAAAAAGAAAGAAGGTGATGAGTTTAAGGAAAAACCAGCTCAATGGTAGTCTATTACCAAATAGGAACAATAATTATAATGATAGGAATCGTGTCTCTCCTGACAATATTATCATTTAAAATTAAAAAGAAAGACAATGGCTGACGAACAAAATCACGGATTTAGGGATTTATTAAATAAAATGATGGCAAGAAGATGGTATATCTCTGCCATGGTATTGGGTGGATTTATGTTAATCATAATAGGAATTTTTGTTGCTATTATGGATAAAAACCCAATGTCAACAGAATGGAAAGAACTTTTATTATTGTTATTGGGTGCGTTCATCGGTAGTTATGGTAAAATCATTGACTACTGGTTTAGCGACATGGATAAAGATAAAATGTTAGTTCAGAAAATGGATGAAGAAGACGGTACCACATTATCTAACACAAATGATATGAAGGAATCCAATCATAATTACGCACCATTAATTCCTGATGCATTTGCTAATGCTGCTGTTAAAGCACAAGAAATGCAGGTTGTTGAAAATAAACAGGAATTTGAATTAGCGAAAAAGGAACAAGAACACAAACACGAAATGGAACTTCTTAATTTTCATCACGAGCATCGTCAATGCGAGCATGATTGGGTTGATGATGGACAGGGTGGTTTAGAATGTTCTAAGTGTGGTAAAATAAAAGACCCTGATCACCATGATGTGACTGAGGGGTAATAAATAAACAATGACAAAAATTAAAAACTATGACATTTAAACAATGGTTAATTGAACTTTTCAAGGATGAAAGAGGTGCGATCTCTGTTAAACCAGTGGTAGCATTTATCGGAGCAATGTTCTTATGTATCACAATGATAGCTAACAGCTATTCAGCAAAAGACATTGCACCATCGGACAAATTGGTCGATGCGGTAATGATTATCACAGCAATAGGTATGGGGGCCGACACTGTTGATAAGTTCAGTAAAAAAGATACACCTAAGGAAGAATCTGAAGGTTAAATTAAGGGAGTTAAAAACTCCCTTTTTTGTTGTATTTATTGAAAAGGTATTTTATGAAAAAAATAATCGACATCCTATTTAATGTATTTGTTAGATTAGTATTTGCTTGGGTTGTATTGGCATTTTGTTTCCAAGTTTACATGGTTTATGTTCATTTTACAGATGAAGAAAAAGAGCAAAGAATGGCTAACGAATTTGCATGGAAATTTGATGGTAGATTTAGTAATCAACCTGGTAATATATGGTACAAAGAACCTAAAACAAAGTAGAAATGAGTGTATTTGATGTTTTAGATGTACCTCAACCTGAAAACTGTGAAAGATGTACACCTTGTTTAAGGTTACGAATGATGGAAATGGGGTTTATTACAGGTCAAAAAATTGAAATAAAAAATAAACGTATGGGTTTATGGTTGGTAAATTTATTATCTGATAATGATGATGTTATGTCAACCGTAGCACTTAGACAAGAAGAATTAGATAGAATTTGTTTAAAAGAAATAAAATAGAATATATGAAAAAATTGTTAATTTTTTTAATGGCATGTTTGGTTAGCTTTACAGTAAGTAGTCAAACAATAGGAAAAACTAAAACGGAAGAATTTAAAGCTGACTTTGAGAAAAAGAAAGATATTTCAGCTTTTATGAATTATTCAGGACCTCAAATTCCGATCCAAATCCTTAAATGTGGTATCAATGACGAAACTTACGAAATGTACCCAGAATTAAAGGAAAAACGTGTAGGATTGGGTGTTGCTAACATTACATTAGAATATCTCGATAATCTTGGACGTTTTATGTTCACAGAAGATAAGACAGAAATAAAGAATAGGATGATTACCCAATATAAAGCATCTCAGGCTGGTATTTCTGAAGATAAATTAGATGGTCGCGGTAAAATTCGTTTAGCACATTATTTTGTGGAAATTGAGGTATATGATTATTCAGTATCGGAAGACGAAACCATCAATCTAAAAGATGGTATTAAGGACAATATGGTTACACGTATAGGTTTACAAGTTAGATTTACTGATGCGGAAACTGGTACAATTATTGGTGCATCTGGTTTAGGCGAAGCTAAGACAAACCGTGAATTAACATTATTGTCAGATGCAACTGTTGACCCTATTAAATTTAACCAATCAACAATTTCAATTGCAACTAAAAAAGCCTTAGATATAGCATGTGCGAATATTCTTGATAAGATGATCAAGAAGGGTGTATTTAAGAACTAATAATGAAAAAAATAATATTATCTCTCCTAATATTATGTTTCGTTGGTTTTAAATCATACGGACAAGTTTACACTCAAACATTTGTTGATAAATGTACTGGGGAAATAAAAATTGCAACAACTACATATGTTAATGGTAGTGCTGTTGTATCTTTTTACAATCAAATAAAAACATTTACTCAAGTTCAAGCAACAAATGGCACATTACAAGCTTGGTTGCAACAAACATATAACGATTATAATTCATCAGCTTGTCCTGTAAGTCAAACAGTTCAACAAACAGTACAAAATACAGTTTCACAAGCAGCTGCGGCAGCGGCTTCATCTGCAGCTTCTAATGCCGCATCTAGCGCTGCATCAAGTGCGGCAAGTTCGGCGGCATCAAGTGCTGCTTCTTCATCAGCTAGTTCAGCGGCGAGTAGTTCAGCGTCATCAGCAGCATCATCTTCGGCAAGTTCTGCTGCAAGTGGTTCAGCAAGTGGAGCGGCATCCTCATCAGCAAGCGGAGCAGCGTCATCATCGGCTGGTAGTACTTCAACTTCTAGCGCACCACCTGCAAGTAGTTCATCATCAAGTTCTGGTGGATCTACAACATCAGGTGGAAATACTGAAAGTAGTTCGTCATCATCAAGTGGATCATCTTCTAGTTCGACATCAAGTGGTGGTGAAAGTAGTTCATCATCATCAAGTGGATCATCTTCTAGTTCTAGTAGTTCATCGTCATCAGATAGTAAACCAGCATCATCTAGTTCATCATCTGATAGTAAAAGTAGTTCATCAGAAAGTAAATCATCATCTTCAGAATCTAAATCAGAAAGTAAGAGTGAATCCAAATCTGAAAGTAAATCAGAGTCAAAATCTGATAGTAAAAAATCAGATGATAAAAAACAAGAAGAACAAAAAAAGAAAGAGGAACAACAAAAGAAAAAAGAAGAGCAACAAAAAAAGAAAGAAGAAAAGAAAAAACAAAACGCATTAAATCCAACTTTAATAGCATCAGATTTAACAACAACGGAGGGACAAAATAAACAATATAGTGCGATATTGGGATTGGGTTGGAGTAAATCTTCGTTAATGGGTGATGAATCGTATAGTGCAAATGCTATGATATGGTCAACATTAAATCAATTTGCGTTAAGTGGCGGTTATACTAAAATGAATATGGATAATGGTAAATTAAATTCAATCAGTTCATATGGTTTAACGACAGCATATTTAAGTGGTAACATAATGAATTTAGTTAGTTATACTTGGATTAAACCAAATCCAAAATATGGCACATATGGTTACAATGTTGGCGTAATTAACTTATTGCTAAGAAACACAAATAAAACTGGATATGATCCTGGATATATTACATCAGCTGTTGTGTTTTGGACTAAACCATTTACATATAGTCCTAAGTTAACATATTCACCACAAATTTTTGCGATGTCATCACCTATGTCATATAATTCATTAACGGGATCGACTTTAGTAAACAGACATTTTGGATTTTTAGTAGGAACTAGTGTTGATTATAAATTATCAAAAAGATTTGGTATGAGTTTCAACTATAAGTTGAATATGAGCACACAACCAGGTTCACACTTTACAAATAACTTTTTGATTGGGTCAAGAATGGTATTGTAAAAAAAATCCTCGAAGTAGAAACCCCGAGGATGTTTGACAAAAATTAAAAGTATCTCTCCTGATACTAATAAAATTTACAATTTATTTATTTATTTGTAAACTCTTTATATAAAGAATTTATTTCGCCACAAATCTCAAATTCTTCAATTTCCTCAAAATGTGGCATCAAATCTCTTTTCAACACAATATGTTCATCTCTATTGAATACTAATTCAGTATCCCATACTTCTTCACGAATAGTAGCCGAAATAGCTAATATTAATGTTTTCTTTCTCTTGTCTCTAAATGTCTTGAATAGCTCAAAAATAGATTTGTAAATCTCGGTTTTGGTATCCAAATAAAAATCATCATAATTTTTGTATAACTTATTGAATGATATTGATTTGTGGGGTTTTTTTAGTGCCATGGCGAGTTAGTTTTAGTGATATATCAAAATTAAGTATAAATACTGATTAAACCAAACGAAAAAATCCTTATTGTTCTTTTCTTTTCCACTTTGCTTCTCTTAATTCTGGGGATAGTTTAAACTGCTCGTCAATTGTATGTTCAATTTCAACATGCACGCATTTTTGTGGTAATTTGAAATTTTTATAATAATTGTTAACGTATCCAATTATATTAGCTGACCCTATTGGATTTGCGGAGTGAACGTAAATTTGTGGTAAGGGTATACCTGTTGATATACTTTCAGAAACCAAGAATTTAGCTGCGTCGTATCCAGTTTTTTCTGTGATATTAGAATAATCAATCATATAATTTTCTTTAACATTATTATAATATTCTATCATTGCAGTTTCACCTAAATCGTGATCAAGTGATATCAACTCAAATTTTTCTAAACCATGTAATTTTATTTCATATACTAATTCATCATAGTTTCTAACTAATTTCCAATCTTTATGTGTTGGTATTCTAACATCGTCAAGATATAATCTCATTTTTTCAATTTTCATCTTTCTTAAAAGGTTTAACATATTTTGGATATAATAACTTCCAAATTATTTTATGTGTTGGTTTTCCATCATACATTGCAAATAATAATGCTGAGCATGGAAATTGTTTTGCTTTTTCAGCAAAATCTTTTTTATTAATTGAGTATATTGAATTGAAGATATTATTATATTCTTCATCAATCTTATAAAATTGTGTTGTTAAACCGTTAGCAGTTTCTTTTACCCAATCATAAAACTCATCAGGTACATCTTTGATAAGATCGTCTAATGGCATTTCATCTTTAAGGTGTTCCCATATATCTCTTGATGAAATATTAGTTAACAATCTATGTAATCTTTTATATTCCTCACCTTTGATTTTCATACGAAAACCATTTCTAAAACGAATTACATAACCTTCTTTATTATTACCAATTTCTTCTTTCAACAAATCATAACCTTCTCCCCAAGTTTTATATAACATCACTAAGGGGATTTCAGTTATTCTTGATTCATTATCTAAAACTTTATAAGATAACTCACCACCAGTTTTTGTGTTAATAATTCCTAATAAGACTAACATTTCATTATTACCATAGTCACATACGATTCTATTTTCAGGATAAATTATTTCAAATAGATATGTGTAATTTTCTAGTAACTGAGCAGTGTTATATTTTGTATCAAGAATATATTTTCCCATTTGGGCTTGTGGTGATGTAAAAGAACCACGAGTGGCCATAATCCATTCACCAGCATAATAAAAAAGGATACCTAAAGATCCATCCATTTTTTCATACACTTCATAATCTTCATTAGGAATGTCTTCTGGTTTGTGTTCTTCGTAGTTAAAGAATTTCTTAAATGGTCGTGCAACAATATCGCCTTTAGAATTAGTAACTAATCCACGACACATCATTGTAATATCATCCCATAATCTTTCGTATTGAACTTTTGGTGAATAATTCCAAATAGTTAAATCCAAAGTTGGGTGTGTTTGTTTATGTAACAAACCATCTTGATAATATTTTTCTAATGTAGTTAACACAATTTTTGATTGGTGTTTTTTGTGGTGGATTTACCGATTTAATAAAAGATTCGATAAACTGACTCATTTACAATTTGATTTCAAATCGATTCTTCATTTGAAGAAGTTTATCTTCAGGTACACCGTGAATATTTTCACCTCCGTGCCTATTTTCTACAACAACAGTGTGTACACGATAGTTGTATCTTTCAGCCATATCATAATAAGCTTGCATTTCCCATTCCTGAGTAAATGTATTTGCAACAACAATTTTAGCTTTTCGTTGTCTCATTCTTTCTGAACATCTAAATTGACAATAATTATGAGCTTCTTTTAATCTGTTTGCATCAAAATTATATGTACCTTCTTTATCCACAAAAAAATCATCAGCAGATAAAATTTCAGGTTCGTCAGTTTCTCTAATTTGTAATATAACTTTTGCTAATGTTGATTTCCCAGAACCGGGTAAACCCCTTAATAATATTAATTCACCTTGCAATTCAACAGTATCCATTGGAGAGATTTAAGGATTAAAAAAAAAGGCTGGCATTGTTACCAGCCCAGTTTCTTATTTAACAGCTTCTTCTGCTTTTGCACCACCTTTAGTTGAATCAACTGCAGTTGCTGTTGAATCAGTAGCTTTAGCTGTAGTATCAGTTGATACAGCTGTTGAGTCTTTTGTTTCTTTTGCGGCAGACCCTGAACCACATGCAGTTAATGCTAATACAGCAGCAACGGCGAATAAAAAAGTGTATTTTTTCATATAAAGTAAATATACGAAAAATTACTCTATTAACCAAATCCAATAAAAAAACCCCAACGAGATGTCGGGGTTTAAGGTCTTTGGGTGGGTTCAACCCCACTTACTTTTAAAAACGAAAAGGTAATCGACAAAGAGAACCTACCAAGAATATAAATATATATAACTTAGTAGAAAAGTCAAGTATTTATAAGATTTTTTTTGTCAAAACCAACTTATCGTCTTTATATTTCAATGTAACTGCTTTATTTTCAACAATGTTACCTTTAAGAATTTCTTCACTTAAGAAATCTTCACACAAATTTTGTATGATTCTTTTAATTGGTCTTGCACCATATTCCTCTTGTGAATTCAATTCTAAAACTCTTTGATTAACAGATTCGTCAATTTTGATTTTGTAACCTTTTTCAACTAATCTATTGTTCAATTTGTTTAATTCAATTGAAATGATTTTATTTAATACATTAGTATCTAATGCATTAAATAATACAACATCATCAATACGATTTAAGAATTCTGGATTGAATTGTTGCTTCAAGGCTTTTTGTATGATAGTCTTTTTAACTTCATACTTTTGTTCTTCACTTGATGTTGTTTGGAATCCCATTCCTGTACCAAATTCAGAAACTTTTTTAGCACCAACATTTGATGTTAAGATAACAAGACAATTGGTAAAATTAATTTTCTTGCCAAATGAATCTGATAAATGACCTTCATCTAAAATTTGTAATAGAATATTGAAAACATCTTTATGTGCTTTTTCAATTTCATCAAATAATATTACTGAGAAAGGATTGTTCTTAATTTTTTCAGTTAATTGACCACCTTCATCATAACCAACGTAACCTGGAGGTGAACCGATTAATTTAGAAACGCTATGCTTCTCCATAAATTCACTCATATCAACACGAATGATTTTTTCAGGGTCGCCAAATAATGTTTCAGCTAATGATTTAGCTAAGAATGTTTTACCAACACCAGTTGACCCTAAGAAAATAAATGAACCAATTGGTTTATTTGCGTCTTTGATACCAACACGATTTCTTCTAATTGCTCTTGAGATAGATGAAATAGCTTCGTCCTGACCAATTACTTTAGCAGATAAGACTTCTTCCATTTTCAATAATCTTTGCGACTCTTTCTCGTCCAATTTAGTAATTGGTACACCAGTAATCATTGAGATCATTTCATAAACATCATCTATTGTAACTGGAACTTTATTATTCTTTTGTGCTTCAGCCCAATTGATTTTTTCTTGTTCCAATTTGTCTTGCAACTTTCTTTCGTCATCCCTCAACTTAGCAGCTTGTTCGTAAATTTGTTGCTTAACAACTTCCAATTTTTTCTCCTTGATTTCTTCTATTTGCTTTTTCAATTTTTCAATTGCTTCAGGTACCACAACAGAAGTTTTCTTTTCAGAACCCAATTCATCTAATACATCGATAGCCTTATCAGGAAACTGTTTATCGGTGATATAACGATGAGCTAACTTAACAATTGTTTCAATAACACCATCATTATATTTTACTTTATGAAAATTCTCATAATTCTCTTGTAAATTTTTCAAGATAGTGATTGTTTCTTCTTGAGTTGGTTCGTTAAGAATAATTTTTTGGAATCTTCTTGATAACGCACCGTCTTTTTCAATTGATTTTTTATACTCATCAAATGTGGTTGCACCAATTACTTGAATTTCACCTCTTGCTAATGCAGGTTTCAATATGTTAGCAGCATCCATAGACCCACTAGCATTACCGGCACCGACCATTGTGTGTAACTCATCAATAAACACAACTACATTGGGTGCTTCTAATAATTCATTTAATATTGCTTTAATTCTTTCCTCGAATTGTCCGCGATATTTTGTTCCAGCAACAAGAGCAGTTAAATCTAAAGACATGATACGTTTGTCTAAAAGATTTGTTGGACAATTACCTTTTTGGATCATCATTGCTAATTTTTCAACTAACGCAGATTTACCAACTCCAGCATCGCCAACAATAACAGCATTGTTCTTTTTCTTACGAGATAAAATTTGTGCAATTCTTTTTACCTCAGCATCTCTACCAACAATTGGATCAATCTTTCCGTCCTCAGCTAACTTAATTAAGTCGCGAGAAAAATTGTCTAAGATTGGTGTATTGGAACCCTTTTTTGTTTTTTTCGGATTAAGGGTTGGTCCGTCTTCAAAAAAATCTACTGACATAGGTTATAAGTTTGTTTGATACAAATCTAACACATATCATTCTAATTTCCAAAAATTGACAAATTGTCTTGAAAATAATTTATAAAACGACATTTTGACAAATAAATTTGGTTGGCAAAAAAATTGATATATTATTGGAAAATTTTATATACTATGATAACATTATTTAATAATCCATTTTTTCAAGCATTCGACAAAGCATTCGAATCTAAATTCTTATCAACACCTGAAACTAACATCTCGAAAACTGAAACTGAGTATGTGGTTTCAATGAGTGTTCCTGGTTTAACCAAGGATGACATTAAAATAAGCACTAAAGAAGGTGTGTTGAAAATCACATATGAAAAATCAGAAGGTGATGTTCAGCAATATTTTATTGGTAGCTTTATTAAGTCATATAATATTCCAGATGATGTAAAAGAAAAAGATATCGAGGGTAAAGTTGAAAACGGTGTATTAAGATTGGTATTACCGATAGACAAGAAAAAAGCCATTGAGCGTTTGATTTCACTAAACTAAAAAAGACCCCCTTATTGGGGGTTTTTAATTTTTTTTGCCTAAAATTTTTTTTTGTCATTTCTTTTATGTAAATTAGTAGTGTAACAAAAATTAAATTTTATGAGTGTTAAAAAAGAAAAAATCACAGGTAAGATGATTGATGTACAAATCAAATCATCAAGTTTGAAATCAGCGTCTTATGACTGCTTAAACGAAAGTATGACTGTTACTTTCAATTCTGGTGCTGTTTACAAGTACAGCGAAGTACCTTTAAGTATCTTCACTAAGTTCAGAATGGCTAAGTCTCAAGGACAGTATTTCAACAAACACGTCTCTCCTAACTTCATGTATCGCAAAGTTAGAAAGTAAAAAAAATAAGCCCCGAGAATTCGGGGTTTTTTTTTGGATATTTATTGATATAATAAATTATATGTCAGTAATATCAGAAAAAATTGATGGTAAGAATATCATCGTAGAAGTTAAGTCTTCTAACATTAAATCAGCACATTATAACACAGAAAGCGAAAATTTAACTGTAACATTTAATACAGGTGGTATTTATGAATACGCTAAAGTTCCTTGGCAGAAGTTTACTAAGTTTAGAATGGCTGAATCGCATGGTAAATTTTTCAATGAACAAATAGCAAAAGCACACAAATACACAAAGGTAAAATGAGTTTATTCGAAGAATTGATTGAGGATAAAAAGGAGGATAAAAAGATTATTAAATCTTTTGAGACCAAAGAAACGTTATCACCGCAGATATTTGAGGCTAACGAAAAGATGCGTGAAGATGTTAAAAATAGGTTATTGGATATATCTGATGATTTTATTGAGTCTTTGGGGGTTGAATTTTTCATACATGATATAGTTTTAACAGGTTCATTAGCAAATTACAATTGGAGCAGTTATAGCGATGTTGATTTACATATTGTTATTGATTTTGAGGATTCAGAATACGATCCGGCATTGCTTAAAGAATATTTCGACGCAAAGAAAAACGTTTGGAACGAAAAACATAAGATTAAAATTAAAGGATATGATGTTGAGATTTATGTACAAGACGTAAAAGAACCACATATATCTTCTGGTGTTTATTCAGTTCTTAATGGAAAATGGGTTATCAAACCTAGTAAAAAGAAAGTAAAAATAGACGATACTAAAATATTGCAAAAAGCAGAATCAATTGCAAATAAGGTTAATAGCTTAAGAATTGATACTGATAAAGCGATTCTAAATAAAATTGAAGACCTAAGAAAAAAGCTTAAGGAGTTTAGACAATCCGGTTTAGATACTGGTGGTGAATACTCTTATGAGAATTTAGTATTCAAATTATTAAGAAGAAATGGTACTATTAAGAAACTATTGGACTTAAAAACAAAGCTAATCGACAATAAATTGTCTGTAGCGCAATAAACAGGCTTATTTTTTTTCCTATATCTATGTATTTATAGGATAAGAATAATTATACATAATAATTTTAAAAAATGGCAGAGTACAAACCTCTAGGTAGTGAAAAGTTACAAGCGGATGACAAATTAAAAAGAATCCTTGAATTAGCTTACTACGGTAACAATAAAAAATCCTCAACAAGCAAAGCTGAATTAGTAAAAGAATCTAAAAATGGCGGCGTATACGGTATCGTTAAAGAAAAAGACGGTTACTACGTAAAAAGAGGTTTAAATGAATCATCTCTTGATTACATAGGCGGATTGTTTATGAAGAACAAAAACAAATTTTCTTCATATGCAGAAGCATTTAAAAGACTTGAATTACTTAAAGGTCAAGAAGAACTAAACGAAGCAACAAAATATGTTTTGAAATTAAACAATGAGGTTGCTCCACCAGTTCAAGGTATGGAACCAGAAGCAGCGCCTGCTGCGGCTCCAGCACCAGCTCCTGCCCCAGCTCCTGCGGCATCAGACGAACCACCAGCACCACAAGCACCATCAGACGAGCCTCCAGCTCCAGGTGCAACTGAACCATCTCCAGAAACTGGTGATGATGACAATGCTGGTATGCGTTCTTCATATATGGAAGAAATCCAAAAATTTGCTGGTAAATTAGGTCAAGAATTAAGAGACCAACACGAAAGATTAGAAAGTGACGATATCAAATATGTTTTGAATATGATTATTTCAGCTGTTGATTTGGATAAATTATCAGATGAAGATATCAAAGAAATTGGTAAAAAGTTTGAGAGAGAAGAAGAAGGTGCAACTGAACCAACTGGTGAAGAAGAACCAGCTCAAGAACCAGCTCCTGCTGAATTACCTGCTGCTGAAACAAGTCCAGAAACAGAATTAAGTGAAAATAATCCAATGGATAAATTAGATGAGTTTATCAATTCACCAAATTTAGGTGAGGTTGATTTATCTGATTACACTGTGGATAGTGATGCTGCTGGTGACGATGATTTAACTTATGGTAATCCTGGTCAAATAACAAAAAGCCAATTAGGTTGGGATTCTGATGATGTGGATCACCAAGAGGTAGCACAAGATCAAATCACAAACGAGGAAGAAAATATTGACGAAACAAAGGAAATTGATTTAGAGGAAATTAAAAGACAAATAAATCAAGCAATAGGTCAAACATTAAGTAAACATTTTAGTTAATAATGCATCTTATATATGTCAATGAAATCGGTCAAGATTACAAAGGACAAAAACAATACGAATTCATTTTCAGTGATCAATTTGACATTGATATGGGTGAGTGGTTTGTCATTCCTGCTGCATCTAGTAGCCAAAGTAAATCGCCTGACATCGAATATGTTGATGTAGTTGGGCTCCTTAAAGATTCAGATTTAGATTTAGAATTAGTTCAGAACTCCGATTATTTCGGAGTTATTGACGCTGTAGATGGCGTAATCTCATTAGCATGGGAAAAATTTGATTTTGATAAAGCTGAAAGGTTAACTTTCAAATTTGGCGAATCAATCGAATCTGTTACTAAAAAGTTAAAACAACAAGGTTTAGTTTTAATAAAACAAGAAATCAAAACACAAAATATATGAAAAGAAGTGAAATAATTGGTAAACTTATTAATGAAGGTTTATCTGAAAAGACATTATCTAAATTAACTGATAATCAAATTAACATATTAGCAACTAGAATGTTAAGTGAACAAGACGATAATAATGATGAAGGTAAGGGCACAACAATAGTTAAATCAACATCACCAGATGCTGCTAAAATCGCTAAAGATCTAAATAATCAAGGTGTTAATGTAAGCATGACTGAAGACCTAAAAGGAAATCAAAAGAAATTAGATAAAAACCATAATGGTAAAATTGACGGACAAGACTTCAAGATATTGAAAGGTCAAAAAGATAAAACTAAGACTTGCGATGGATGTGGTAAAGAAATGAGTAAGTGTACTTGCGATGAAAAACATTTAGAAGAAACTAAACCATCAGCTGGTTTAACTAAGAAAGAAAAAAGTGATGTTGTTAAAAAAGCTAAACACGGTGGTGATATAGGTAAAAAAGGTAAAGGATTTGAGAAATTAGCGGATAAAGCGGCTAAGGAATATGGTAGTAAAGAAAAAGGTCAAAAAGTAGCTGCGGCTGCAATGTGGAAAAATGTACAAAGAGAAGGCGCTGAGAAACAATCTTGGGTTAAAAATTTGGTAGAGAATGAATATTTTCATAATTTCACATCAAAAGGAGAAATTATGGAATTAATTAACGCAAAATTGAATGAAGATACAAAACAAGGTTTACCTGATTTTTTAACTTCTAAAGCTATTAAATCAGCTCAAACAACTGATGAAGCTAGTGCACCAACAACTAAACCAAAACCAACTACAAAGCCAACAACAAAGCCAGGTAAGCCTAAGCATGACCCGTATAATCCAGGTCCTAAGCCAAATCCAGGCCCACAAGCTGAAGCTGCGCCAACAACAAAGCCAAAGCCAACTACAAAACCAACAACTAAACCAGGTAAACCTAAGCATGATCCATACAACCCTGGACCTAAGCCAAACCCTGGACCACAAGCTGAAGCAAAAAAAGCAGCATAAATATATTTTAATAATTTGTAAAAAAAATGAGGATATCTAAAAAAGATTTGGTAACTTTGGTGAAACAAAACTTACAAGAGATGCCAATGGATTTCCCGCAAACAGTTTCGGTTAAAAAACCGAACCCAGATTTTGATCCAGATCAAGAAGAAAGTCTAGATAATCCTAAGATGATTGACGCTGAGGTACCTTTCAACGAAAGACCACATCAAGATCTACAAAGAAAATTACAAAGACAAGATACTCCACTTAAGAAAGTTCCAATGCCAGCTGATCAAGGAAACCAAAATTTCCAAGAAAAGTTAGCGTCTGAGACTTATAAAGAAGTAATAAGAAGAGTTAAACAAGCAACACATCAACAAGGAAATAATCTTCTTAGTATGATGATGTCAGCTGTTTATGAAATTGACAATATCGAATCTAATCACAGAGAAGAATTAGAGAGATTAGCGGTTACATCTGTTTTTGATATATTCAAGATTCCACATGACAGTTTTAATGTCTATGCTAAATTAATATCAGTAAATGATAGAAGTGGAATCAACACACGTGATTTTTTACACGCACAAAATGATGATCAAAATCCAGAAGCACCAGATGTTGATAATGAGCCAATTAGTGCTCCTGAAATCAATTCACAAGATGAAGCTAGTGTTGAAGAAGATTATGTTGATAAATTAGAAAATTTTGATCTAGAAAGAGCAAAAAGAAGATTAATTAACGCGATGACACAAGGTGCTGCACATTCAGCTTATAATCTTTACAACTATTTCTCAACTCAGATTAAAGATATTGTTGGCCCATTACCAAATGGTGCTGATATTATGGATTTATATGCTGTAATGATGTCTGTTAATGATACGAATTATTGGCATATGTCAGATCAGCAAATTGTGAATTTACAATCATCAGTTGCTGGTAAAGCAGATGTTAAATTCCCTGAAGCGCCGAATGATGGTGAAGGTGGGGATGATGGTGAAGAAGGCGAAGAAGGTGGTGATGACGAACAACAAACTGATACTTTAGGTAATCCATATGATCCATCTAAACCACAAGTGTTTATTACAGGTATTAATTTCCCAGTATTATTCCACGAAGCAATTAAAGGTATACAAAAAGTAATTGCAGGTCATGGTGCTACATTCCCTGGTTATGATGCGTCAAATCCAAGACACGTTGATTTTATAGAGCAAGTTAAAAGATATGAAGATGTTTTAGAATATGAGATGTGGGATTTACGTTTAGGGCCAGCAATTTGGCAAAGATATAGACAAGCACATCCATCTGAAATTGTTGATCCGGATGAAAAAATTGAATTACAAGGATTCGTTCAGAGTTACATTTACAAATTACCAGCTCGTAAATTCTTATCATTAATGAAAGAAATTATGGGTGGAACACAAAGAGCAAGAACAATTGTCGCTACTTTAGTATCAGCAATTGAAAGAATGTTAGCAGATGAAGATTATCAAGAAGCATTATCAGCATACAATGATGAGGTTGATGATATTGATGATGACACATCTGACGATGATTTAATGAATTTATTGGGTAACATTCCAGGTATTAGATTATCTGATGATAATGACGAAGAAGATGAAGATGACGATGATGGTGGGGAATATGTTCCAAGAAGATAATAGAGAAAAGGGAGTTTAACTCCCTTTTTTTGTATTTATACATATATGAATACAAAAATAGAACAGTTAAAAGAATACGCAAGGATAATGAAAGATTGTCCTTATGCACTTAGAACTTACCTACAAACATATGACAACACACAAAAAAATTATGTTCCGTTAGTATTATTTCCTGACCAAGAAAGATTAATCTTGGATTATGAAGAATACAATGAAAACATTACAAAAAAATATAGACAAGCCGGAGTATCAACAGTTACCGCTGCTTGGGTTTCTAGAAAATTACAATTAGCTAAACCTGAAAAACCAGAAAGGGTATTGTGTATTGCAAACAAACGTGATACTGCAATTGAATTAGCAAATAAAATCAGACATTTCTTAGAGCAATGGCCTGAATGGATGAATGTTGGGTTTTCACCTGATAAAAACTCAGAAAGTAGATTTAGATTAAATAATGGTTGTGAAGTAAAAGCGGTTGCAACCTCAGGTGACGCCTTGCGTGGTTATACACCTACAATATTGATATTTGACGAGGCTGCGTATATTGAAGCTGGCGAAGACTTCTGGGCGGCTTCTATGGCCTCTCTTTCTACGGGTGGTAAGATTATATTGATTTCAACACCAAATGGTTACGATCCAATTTATTATGGTGTTTATGACCAAGCGGTTCGTAAAATGAATGACTTTCATATTACAGATTTAAGATGGTTTAAAGATCCACGTTATACTAAAGATTTGAGATGGGTTAAATGTAACGACATTTGTCATTATATGTTAAACAGAGAACAATACAATGATGATGAAGTTGTTATGTATGATTTTGATATTGAAAAATACAGAGAGTACGAAGAACAGGGTTATAAACCATTTTCATCTTGGTTTGAGTCAATGTCTAAAAAATTCAAGTTTGATAGACGTAAAATTGCACAGGAGTTGGAATGTGACTTTTTGGGTTCTGGTGATGGTGTTATTCCAGGGGATGTGCAACAAGATATAAGAAAAAATCAAATCAGAGAACCCAAAGAAAAGTATATGCAAGGTACGATGTGGCAATGGAAAGAGCCAGTAATCGGACATCGTTATATTATGGGTGTTGACGTTAGTAGAGGTGATAGTGAAGATTTTTCATCAATAAGTGTTATTGATTTTGATGAAAGAGAACAAGTATTAGAATATATCGGTAAGATACCACCAGATGATTTAGCGGCTATAGCATATAAATGGGGTGTATTATATGATGCATTTATTGTTATAGATATAACAGGTGGTATGGGTATTGCAACATCAAGAAAGTTACAAGAAATGAATTATAAAAACTTGTATATTGATGGTATTAATACACAGAATGTTTGGGAGTATGATAAAAAGAAATTAGAGAAAATACCAGGTATTAATTTCAACAATAAAAGAACGCAAATAATTGCTGCATTTGAGGAACAAGTTAGAAAGGGTTTCCAAATACGTTCAAGTAGACTATTAAATGAATTGAATACATTCGTTTATGTTAATGGTAGACCAGATCACATGAAAGGTGCGCATGACGATGCTATTATGAGTATGTCTATGGCATTGTTTGCTGGTGAAATATCATTTAGTCAGTTAACTAAGAACACAAATCAAAACAAAGCTATGATTGAGTCATGGGCTATGTCAGAAAGAACGTATGAACCTCAAAAGTCATTTTATTCTTATGGACCAGCAATGGATATGATAGGATCAATGGCTATGGATAATCAACAAATTTACCATAGAGATAATCCAATGAATATGCCACAAAACGCTTATCAAGATTATAGATGGTTATTTGGGCCTCGTAAATAGTCTTCCTTTACACGAAATATTAGTTTATATTATAAAGAAAAGTATTTATATAGAATATGGCACAAAATCCTACTGTCTTTCAGAAACTAACAAGAATGTTCGGTTTTCCGGGCCAAACCCCAAAACAGGATACACCTTCGTTTAATTTCAGTAAAGATGAAATATTAAAAACAGATAGTAGAGAAGATTATGAAAAAGCAATGTTGCAAGCTCAACAGAGTCAATACATTGCTGACAAATGGACAAAATTAGATCAATCTCTCTACAACCAATCGGTTTATTACGAACCTAATAGACTTGCAGCATACTATGACTATGAATCAATGGAATTTACTCCAGAGGTTTCAGCAGCGTTAGATATCTATGCGGAAGAATCAACAACAATGTCAGAGAAAGGTGAGATATTAACTATCTATTCTGATTCTGATAGAGTTAAAAGTATATTACATGATTTATTTCATACTAAAATGGATATCAATACGAACTTACAAATGTGGGCTCGTGGTATGTCAAAGTATGGCGATAACTTTGTTTATCTTAAAATAGATCCAGAAAAAGGTATTGTTGGTGTTCAACAATTACCGAATATTGAAATAGAAAGAATTGAAGGTGCAGCATCTAAGACACCAAATCAAAAAGATATTAAAGTACCAACAAGAGAATTAAGATTCCAATGGAAGAATAAAGATTTGGAATTTCAAGCTTGGGAAGTTGCTCACTTTAGATTATTAGGTGATGATAGAAAATTACCTTATGGTACTTCAATGTTAGATAAAATTAGACGTATTTGGAAACAATTATTATTGGCTGAAGATGCGATGTTAATTTATAGAACATCTAGAGCACCTGAAAGACGTGTATTTAAGGTTTTCGTTGGTAATATGGATGATAAAGATATTGATCCATACGTACAACGTGTTGCTAATAAATTTAAGCGTCAACCAGTTTCTGATCCTCGTAACGGCCAAGTGGATATGAGATATAACCAAATGGCAGTAGATCAGGATTTCTTTATTCCAGTTCGTGACCCAGGGCAACAATCTCCGATTGAAACATTACCTGGAGCACAGAATTTAGGTGAGATTGCCGACATTGAATATATCCAAAAGAAAATGTTAGCTGCTCTTCGTATTCCAAAAGCATTTTTAGGTTTCGAGGAAGTTGTTGGTGATGGTAAGAATTTAGCATTAATGGATATACGTTTTGCTAGAACAATTAATAAAATCCAAAAATCTTTAATACAAGAATTAAATAAAGTTGCGTTAATACATCTATTCTTATTAGGAATGGAAGATGATTACACAAACTTCCAATTATCTTTAACAAACCCATCTGCACAATCTGATTTATTAAGAATTGAGCAATGGAAAGAAAAGGTAACGTTATATAAAGATGCAACATCAGATCAATCACAAGTTGGTATTTTACCAGTATCACATACATGGGCTAAAAAGAATATCTTAGGATTTAGTGATAGTGAAGTATTACTTGATTTACAACAACAACGTTTAGAAAGAGCTATTGGATTTGAGTTAACAAACACACAAAATATTATTAAGCGTTCTGGTGTATTTGATGATGTTGATTCTAAATATGGTATACCTGAAGATGAAAGAGAAGCATTAGAAAAATCAGGACAATTAGGTGGAGAAGCTCCAGGTGGTGGTGAAGGCGGTGCTTTAGGCGGCGCAGAATTAGGTGGTGCTCCTGCTGGAGGCGCACCAGAAGGTGGTGGTGGCGAAGCACCATTAAGTGAAAATTTCTTCGTTAAATCAAAAAGATCTAAAATATTATCAATGTTAGACGAAACATCTGCTGAAGATAACATATTATTCGATATGGAACGTGCACAACGTAATATTTATGAAATAGAAAATAAAATAAAAGACATATTAAACGACTAACAATGAATAAATTTGGTGTAGTAAAATCTAAATTGTTAACCAAACTAACTGAATCTTACGCAAAACAAAACAAAGCAGAGATTAAAGATATATTAACAACAATAAAGGAAAATAAAGATTTTAAGGAAATGTATTTGTTTTACGAAGAAATCGAAAACAAATATATTGAAGATAATGAAATTGCAAAATTATATGTTGAGGGATTAAGCACTTATTTTGGTCAATCAATTAGTAACTTAAATATGTTTTGTGAATCATTAGAAAGTAAATTAGTTGATATAGAAATTACAACTAATGAAATATATGAATCATTAGATATATTATGTGAAAAAGATTCATTATCAAATATTGAAAAAAAGGTTATTGCAAAAAAGAAATTAATCGAGCACTTAACAACTAAAAAAGAAATTAAAGAATCAAAAGAAACTACTTTAGTACCAAATGAAACCCTCCTTAATGCGATATTGGCTAACAACTTTAATGTACTCTACAATCAAACATTATCTGAATCAGAAAAAGAAGAATTGAAAAATATATTATCAATTTCTCATGATGATTTAGTTACTAAAAGTAATGAATTAGCAGAATCGGTTATTAATCAAATATCATCACTTTTAAGTGAATCAAATGATACTGATTTATCTAAGAAATTAAATGCTGTGAAAAACGAGGTTACTCAAATGAGTCCATCGCGATACAATTATTACAGATTAACAGAATTAAAGAACGGACTTAATTAAGTCCGTTTTTTATTTGTTGTACGTAGATAGCTTTCAATTTTTCTGTTCTTTTTATTACAGATGGTTTTGTGAAAGTTTGTCTATCTCTCAATTTTTGGATTTGCTTTGTTTTCTGAACTTTATTTTTATAAGTTCTTAAAGCACTTTCGATTGTTTTTTCTTTTGTTACGTCGATTATAATCATATGAAATAAGTATATCACAAATATATTAATTATTTTTGGAATTATAAGTTTTTTTTGTTATTTTTCATTATACACCATAAAAAATGTTAATGACAAATGAATAATGAAAATTGGTAAGTATATCCCATTGGGATCGTACAACGAAGTAAAAATCGGTTATGGCACCGTAGATCATAAGAACTTAAAGACCATTTATCTTAAATTAAATTCCTGGGTTCAACCAGATAATGAAACCGAAGATTTCGATTCTTTAATACAAAAAACAAGAAGGAAAATTAAAGAAATGGTGTATAATCTTAATTCACCATATTTCAAGAAACAATGTATTGTTGATTTAGATATTAGAACAAAAGGCATTAAGCTTGATAAACGTTCTTTTATGAATCTAGAAATAACATTATATGTTGAGAATTTCTTTGATATTAAAACATCTGATACAAAAAAATTAGTTAAAGATATCTTATTGCAAACAATAGACACAACTTTAATTGATAAAAAGCTATTCAATTTCCACAAAAACAAGAAATAATGCTGATATCATAGTATTTATAGAGATAAATTCTATAAATGAAGATATTAGGACCAAAAGAATCCGGACACGGAATTTTGATTGAATACGACGCAGGACACGTTTCACCTGACGAAAACAAAAAAATATTACAAGAAGCTATGGAATTAGATTTTTCTAAAGATCTAATTCTATATGCTGTTTTGCAAAAATACGACACTCCAAATAAGAACGGTAGAATCTACCCAAAACCTATTCTTTACAGAGAAAACGAAAAATATCAATCACTAATCAAAAAAGGTAGTGCATTGAATGAATTAAACCACCCATCTTCCTCACTTATCGATTTAGACAGAGTTTCACACTCAATTCTTGAAACATGGTGGGATGGTAAAATGTTAATGGGAAAAATCAAATTATTTACATCTCCAGGTTGGAAGAAAATGGGTATAGTATCCACTAAAGGGGATCAAGCAGCTATGTTATTAATGAACGGTGCAACATTAGGTATTTCATCTCGTGGTGTTGGTTCATTGAAACAAGTTAAAGGTGAGAACATAGTACAAGATGATTATGAACTTGTATGTTTTGATTTAGTGTCATCACCATCAACTCCAGGTGCTTATGTATTTAAAGATCCATCCGAAAGAGATCAATTCCAAGAAGAGGTTGCAGAACGTCAAGCGCCTCAAGTTGATGACCGAATGAAAAAATTAATGGGTCGTCTTGATAGTTTTTTAGGTAAATAAGCAATTTTATGGCGATAGCAATATAGAAAAATAGATTTTTCTTTTTTCTAGACTATTTATAAGGTAATAAACAATATTTTATTTCACAATGAGCGAAAAAAACATTTTAGAACAAGCACTTCTTCAAATTAATACATTAGAAGAAGCTGTAAAGCAAAACGCAAAAGGTATACTGGCTTCAACTATGAAGGAAGAACTTAAAGACTTGCTTAAAGAATCATTGGAAGAAGAGGAAGAGACTCATCCTATGGATGAAGCAACTCCTGAAGAAGAGGAAGAAAAAGATATGTCAGGTGACGACGACGCATCTTCTGAAGAAGAAGATACTGAGTTAGATACTGATGATGACACAGACCTCGATAACGCAGACGAACCAACTGGTGAGTTTGGATCAGAAGAAGATGCTGATAGCGACGTTGAAGACGGCGAATATCCTGCAGATTCTGAAATGGACACAGATGCTGATACTGATTCAGATATGGGTCTTGATGCAAACGACGATGTTGATAGTGACGACGATGTAATGGATATGACAGGTGCTTCTGACGAAGAAGTTATTAGAGTATTCAAGAAAATGAAACCAGAAGATGGTATCGTTGTTAAAAAAGACGGTAATACAGTTGAGTTCCAAGATGGCGACAACGACTACGTTATCAAATTAGATGAAAATGAAGAATCACATGATGAGACTTTATATGAAATCGATTTAGACGAAGAGGAAGAAGAAGAAACTGAAGAAGAAGTTCATGAAGAAAAACACCCTGGTGTTAAAGGTCATGGTCCTAAAAAAGTAAGTTTCGAGCCAGCTAAGAAAGGTTTCGACGAGAAAAAATCTCACGTTAACCCTCTTAAAAACACTCACAAACCAAAGAAATTTGAGTTCTCTGAGGAAGAAGAAGGTACTGAAGAAAAAATCGAAGCAACTGAAGCTGCAAGAACAAAATCAAATCCACACGGTGATAAAAACGGTATGGATAGAGCAGGTATAAAATCTAAAAAGATGTATAAAGCCGGTTCATCAATCAACGAAGAAGTTGAAACTTTGAAAAAACAAAATGCTGAGTATAAAAAAGCTTTAGTATTGTTTAAGGATAAGTTAAACGAAGTTGCTGTGTTCAATGCAAACTTAGCTTACGCTACACGTCTATTTACTGAAAATTCAACAACAAAAACGGAGAAACTTAATATATTAAAGAGATTTGATACAGTTTCTTCTTTACAAGAATCAAAAAGCTTGTTTAATACAATACAATCTGAATTAAGCACAAAAACTACAACAGTTGCTGAATCAGTTGCAGAAAAAATCTCTAGCACACCATCAACATCATCTTCTACTGAGGTATTATCAGAAGCTAAGGCTTATGAAAATCCACAATTCAGCAGAATGAAAGATTTGATGAAAAAATTAAAATAAAAATTAAAAACAAAATACAATTCAAAAATGGGAGCATTATTAGAATCAGGTATGGTTGGTAACATCGGTCTTAAGCACCTTAGAGTTATCAAAGAAGATACCATCAAAAAATGGGACGAATTAGGCTTTTTAGAAGGTTTAGACGGTCACCAAAAAGATAACATCGCGCAATTATATGAAAACCAAGCGTCTTACTTAATCAACGAAGCAGCAGTAGCTGATGCGTCTGGTTCATTCGAGACTGTGGTATTCCCTATCATTCGTCGTGTGTTCTCTAAATTATTAGCTAACGACATCGTGTCTGTACAAGCTATGAACTTACCAATTGGTAAATTATTCTACTTCATTCCTAAGATTCAGGAAAGAAACGCTGGGGCTCACTACCATCCTTATGGTTACCCATCAAACTCTACTGATCCTAATGAAGGATACACTGGAGGTAACTTATATGACCGTTTCTATGAAACTGGTACTATGACAACTGGTGCTGATGCTGACGTAAATTCAGGTTTATTTGACTACTCAAAAGGTCAATATTCTGCAGTTACTTTATCAGCAGTTTCAGCTGTTACTTTCTCAGCTGGTGTTGTTTCTGGTATTGCTGATTCAGCTTTAACTGGTACATCAACTAACGCATCATTAGTTTTCAAATTTACTGGTTTCACTAAAGATGGTGAAGGTAAATTAATCGGGCCTAATGGTAACGCAATGGATACTGAAGAATTCTTAGCTTCTGCAGTTGTAACTGTAGGTGGTACTGCTAGAAACTTCAATATCGTTACACAAAAATATGGTAAAGGTATCGTAGAATACGGTCAAAAAGTATCTACAACTAACTACCCTCAAGGTAACTACTACCAAGATACAGTTGACCAAGAAGGTTCAATGTATATCCAAGTAGATTTACAAAACTATAGTGCAACTTCAGGTTTCTCTAACATTACTTTAGCTAACAGCAATGTTGCAGGTACTGTTTCTTTAACTTACAGAGTGTATGACACTTTAGAATTTGAAGATCAAATTGGTGAGGTATCTTTTGATTTACAATCAGTAACAGTTTCTGTAACTGAAAGAAAATTAAGAGCTACATGGTCTCCAGAATTAGCTCAAGACGTTAGTGCATTCCACAACATCGATGCTGAAGCTGAATTAACAGCTTTATTATCTGAGCAAATCGCTGCAGAAGTTGACCGTGAAATTTTACGTGACTTACGTAAAGGTGCTGCATGGACAGCTAAATGGGATTACAATGGTTGGAAGTACGGTGGTGCTAGTGGTGCAACTTTACAAGGTTACACTCAAAAAGACTGGAACCAAACTTTGGTTACTAAGATCAACCAAATCTCAGCTCAAATCCACAAAACTACGTTAAGAGGTGGTGCTAACTGGATCGTTGTTTCTTCAGAAGTTTCTGCAGTATTCGATGATTTAGAGTATTTCCACGTATCTAACGCAGAACCAGAGCAAGATCAATATAACATGGGTATTGAAAAAATAGGTTCAGTAGCTGGTCGTTACCAAGTTTACCGTGATCCTTATTTCCCAGCTAACAAAATCTTGATAGGCCACAAAGGTAAATCATTATTAGATGCTGGTTATATCTACGCACCATATGTGCCATTACAATTAACTCCAACAATGTACAATCCATTCTCAATGACTCCAATCAAAGGTATCATGACTCGTTACGCGAAGAAAATGGTAAACAACCGTTACTTTGGTGTTATCACTGTAAGTGGTATCCAAGTGTTCGATATGAATACATTAAGATAATCTTAATCGGAATCATAAAAAAACCCTCGAGAAATCGGGGGTTTTTTATTGTACAATATTTTTATTATATTATAAACTATGGAATACGAAAAGCTTAGATTAGACGTTTTGCAGAAGCTTATTGACGAAAGAGGTATAACTTGTAAGAACAAGAAAGAAGAGATAATTAAGTACCTTAAAATGGACGATGAGGGTAAGTATATGTATGATATTACTTACGAAAGAACTCAAGGAGGTTACTTTGTTGGTATTGACATAAAAGATCACCAACACTTAATACAAATGAGTAAATTTATTGAGAAAGGGGAGGCTAGGCGATTAAATCGTTATGAAAATAATCGTATAATGTATTTTTCTAGTGTAAAATTAATGTAATTACCAAGCTTTACAACTCCAATATCTTGCTTTCCAACGTGGTCCCGGATTTTCACAATGATGTCTTGCTCTAAACGATTTACGATGAGATGGTATGTTTTTTTTAATTCTCATGTTAGGATCACCAAAATTAACCTTAACAACATTACCTTTATCATTTTTAACATAAACAGAACGTTTTTTAGGCCCATTAGGGGTTAAAAATGGTTTACCAAGTTGAACTTTACGTCCTTGGTATTCAGCTTCATTTAATATATCGTCAGCAATAAAATCTGTAGATTGAACTATACCAAATTCATCTTCTTCGATAATTGTACTTTCGTCAATTGGAACACAGTTAGGAACTTGTTTACCGTCTTTTTCTTTTGTTCCGTATGCTCTATAACCTTTCCAACAAGGATTTTTCATTTTCTTTTTACCTTCGTTCATACTGAATTGATTCATATCCGCAGATACTGGTTCTTCATCAGCTTGATGACCTTTGGTTTCATTCATAATAAAATCAAATACTTGATCCATTAATGATTTAGCTTCGGTCATATGATCGTCAGCCCAATCATGTCCTTGACTTAAAAGTTGGTCAATTGTTGATGGATCAATTTGTCTAAGCAATTTACATTGTCTTTCTATTTGATCTAAATTCTGGAAGAACATATAGTTTTCTTCCATTTTTTCATTTTCAATTAATCTTTTAAGTTGTGATTCGGTTAAAATTATCTTTTGCATAATCTATAAATATTACTTTTCAGATACAATTTCAAATTTGATTGTATCTTTATACATTATTTCTTCATTATTAACTATAGCTTTAAATTCTAGATAGTATTCTCTAGGTATTAAATAAGTTGTGTCTATCATGAATGAATTTTCATTAGATTTATCCATTAATGTCCATTCATGAATTGGTACTTGAATATGTCCACCTTCGTCAACCCAAATTCTATAAAAAACATTGTCTAATAATACTGTTCTAGGGTTGTTAATATCTCTAAATGAAACAACTACTTTTCTTTTTTCACCACTTTGTAATTTTTCATTTAATCTTAAACCATAATACTGAACAGCATATCTAGTAAATTGAGTTTCATTACCACCAATCTTTATTTGATTTGTAATTGGGTATGGAACAAATTTTTGAGAAACATCTGCTAATGCAACTTGATTTATTTGTAAGTTTTTCCATTTATCATAATAAAATCTTTTACCGTCACAAGTTACGTTCTCAATACCAAAAGTCACTTTATATACACCACATCTAACATGTGTTACATCTAAATTACTTAATCCGCTAATTACGTTACCATTAGAATCTGTAATATCAACTACAGGCATTAAATCTAAGTTAATGCAATTTGTACCTTGAGAAACATATAAGTATAAATTTTGCTCTAGTTGTTCAACAAAATTATCTCTGTTATCCATGATTGTATCGTCAAAATAAGACTCTACATAAGGCTCAAAGAATGTTTGGGTATATTTGGTAAAGAATGCTACAGATTGGTCTACATCAGGAGATAATTGAGAATATACCACAGCAAATGCTAGCCCTAATCCTTGGTCTGTCGCACCAGAAACTAATATGCTATTTACATAATCAGTTATATCAAAATCAATATTCTCAAATCCATTATCAAAATGGATTACACTTCCTGAAGTGCCGGCAACAATAGTAGGTGAATCATTGTAAACACCTACTGTGGACCATTGATCTAAAGTATTTCTGTAAAACCAGTTAGAAGGTCTTTCGTCATATGTTTTGTTACCAGAAACAAAGTCATAGCTTTCATTTTGATAATCAAAACCAATACCTTCATCCCAATATTCATCTTCTGGTATTTGGAAAAGAATTAAATCAAAAGAAGTTGCTCTGTCTCTACCAGTTGTTCTATTTTCACCCTTTAATCCCTCGTCACCAAAAATTGTATTTGTAAGGTGTAAAGTGTGTTTTGTATTAGAATCAACAATTACTTCGTTGTTGTCAACTCTTCTTTTTAATTCAGTAAAATCTACTTTAAATAAAAATTTTGAGAATCCTGAGCCATAAAATATCTCAGTTGTTGGATTTTTTGCAGTGTTAACCTGCATATCCTTAATAATTGTGTTGTTTTTCTCAAAATATGAACGGAAATACGACATTTCTTTTTATTATAAATATCCAATTAGTTGATTCTAATTGAATTGTTCAATAAGTCATTTTCCAGGGTATTGATTTGATTCTGTAATCTTATAAAATTAGGATCTTCCTTAACAAGAGGATCAGTAAGATTATGCTGATGACTTTCGAATAAATCCATCATAGCTTTCAATACGTCCACTAATACTTCACCTCTAACTAAAGCATAGGTATTTGGTTCAATATCTTGTATATAGTTTTCTTGGGTTGGTTCATAATTGTCAACTTTCTTGAAATCAATTATCTTCTCAAATTCATTGGTATCAGTTGAAACAAAATAAATCCTATCTGATTTTAATGCTGCAAAAGTTTGTTCTTGATTTACATCACTTTTAACAAGTGCTTTTTGTATTTCTTTTTTTGTTGTTATTGGTGGTTTAGCACTATAACTAGAATAAATTAAACCGCTTTTAACATAATTGAAAATTGAGACATTTTGGAATATTAAAACTCTATTATTAGTTTCAGTCGGGCCTAAATTTCTATTTTGACATTCATCGGTAGGTCTAAAATAAAATGGGTGCATATCAGTTTCCTTATATGTGTTAGCGACTCTATTTAAACCATATTTGTGTAGTAAATTAATAGTGTTTCTGATTGTCACATAACATTGTATGTTACCAGAAGCACCAGTAATTGTAAATGTTGGCGTAGTGGTATCGTTATTATTCTTTAAGAAATAATTATTTGGATTTAATAGAATACATTTTTCGTTTATTGCTGAATCACCTAATTTAACATTTTCAATTCTGAAATCTGTTCCAGCATTTTCTGTATTGTACACGAAAAAGTTAATGTTCTGTGTATCACCAGTAAAATTATCAATTGAATATTCTATCATATATTTTACTTGACCAGTAGCCCCAGATGTGCTTTCAACAACAATATCTTGATATTCTAAAACATGTGGAAATTTCTTAAGGTGTAGTGTTGCAGTTCTATCGGCCATTATTGGCTTAGAAGCTAACGCTACTTTCTGTTCATCATTAGCAAAATCTTTACTAATTAATTTACCACCTCTTAAATTGATACCATTTTCAGTAAACACGACATCTGATCCAGATCTACCATAAATTGCATAATCGGTTGGTTTTGCTAATGAATTTTTAGTTCTATCATCATAATAGTAACCCTTTCTGGTTCCTTCATTGATAAACATTTTAGGTCCGAAATCATTAGACATCCCATAAGTTGTATGAGTAAGTTGGTTACCAAAAAATTGACCGTTTTTTGTGAAATCATGTGTAGTTGTAAATGGCCCAGGAATATAAAAAACGTTAACCCTGTCTTTATCAGTATCAAATTGTAATATCATTACAGATTGACCCGAATATGGGATTGGATTTATTTGATAAGGTAAAAGTGGACTAGCAACAAATTTATCATCTCTTGACCATTCAACATAGTTGTCTTTGGCTTTTTCAACCTCACCAGTTAATTCATTATATGTTGAATAACGAATTCTACCAATTCCTAATGGGTCTATATTATCTCTTACAATACCAACGTCAATTATTTTCATTTGTTAATCCTTTTTTTAATCTCGTCGTTTACGTCATTATACATTTTTTCAATAGTATCTAAATGTCTAGTAAGACTTATAATTAAATCTTTTGTTTTGTTAAATTCGGTTTCTAATTGTTGGGAAACAACATATAAATCCTTATTGGATTTGTTTTCAAGGTTTTCCACTATTTCAACTAATTTTTCCTTTTCCATTTTACAATTTAATTCCTGCTGTTTTTATTATACCAGGTGGTAAAATTAATGGTCCGGATAAACCTGGGATTGGTATTATTGCAGCTTGGTTACCACTTAATATTTTACTATTTTGGCTGTTCTCATCATCATGACCTTTAACTATAGAAGAAAATACGTGATTTAATTTATTAGTTGTACCATGAATTGGGGATGTATTAACACCCTTATTGTTAGCCATTTTAGTTATATTCATAATAGCTCTTGTTTGGCTATATCCGCTTCTATAATCAGCTAAGGATAATAAGAATCCAGGTATGTTCAAGCTAAAGCTAGCTGCCGATAATGCGGTTTGTATTGCGTTTGTGATCAATTTATAAAGTACTTGACAGTTATCTAAATTTTGATCTAATATTTTTTTCAATATAGCAATTAAAGAAGCCACAATAGCATAGTATCTTTTATACTTCTCTTTCAATATACTTAATGCTGTAATTTTAAGAAAATCTAAAAGATCTTTTTTGATTCTAATCCAAAATTCATGTATAAATTTCCAATATAATTTTTTTACAATCTTAAAGAATAATTTATATAATTTTTTTACAATATCTTTAACTTTCTCAGCACCACCATTAATCAATTTATATATTAAAACAATTGGTAATAACATTTTTGGTGATAGCACGGCAGCGATCATTGCATATGGCATGTTTAAGTTGAAATTATTAAACACACTAGCATGAAAGTCTTCAGGTGTTAGTCCACTATCAGATGCATCATGTGCATCATTCGCCATGTTTTCTAAGAAATCATTTACCTTATCTGCTAAATCATTATTTGGTAAATAAACAAAATCCTCTAAGTGTTTTGTTGGAATAGGGTACTCAAAATTATTACAATCAGCAAATTTCATGACTCTTCTAAATCTTCTAGATTCATCATCTAAATCAATACCTTCAACGTCATCAAAATTGAAATAAAATTCAACGTCTTCATCATTTTCCTCAAATTGAGGTTCGTTCTGATTTAGACCTGTTTTTTTTGGTGTACCACAGTTTGCGAAAATCTTTGATAATACTCTGTTTAATTCATTTAAACTAATATTAAATCTTTGTGAGTTATCATCACCCATACTAAGTAACAATATAGCCATTCTCATAACATCTGGCTTTTTTGGTACGTGTATATTAGAAAAGAAATTTTTAAGAAAGCTCCCAACAGTCATATTATTTCCGGTTAAACCAGAAAACCCATAACTTTGTGAATCTTCTTTCCAATAAACAGTAAATAATTCCTGATTTGGTGCAATCATGAAATGGTATGGTTGATGATTTGTAAATAAATCATGTAATTTTCTATTAATTTGTTGACCGACGTCTGTGATGTCTTCATATAAAACTTGACCCATTTTAGCTAATGGATCTATGGTTAGAACATTTAATAAATCAAAGTCACTTGGCAGTAACTCCATTGTATCAGATGGTATCGGCGTTTCAGAACCACAAATACCATCCCCAGCAAAAAAAACATCTTGAGAAGCTTCTAATACAATTTGTTGTACTGATTTCATTGTGATGTCAACAGACTCTTCAATAATTTGTTTAAGTCTATTTTTTACCGGTAATTTATATTTTGATGCTTGATATTTTTGAGATGTGCCTAGGAATGGCTCAACCATTTCACACACATCCTTAAACACATTTGATGCGTTTTCTTTTTTTCTTTTTAACTTAGATTTTAAGTCAGATAATTTTTTAGGATATTGACCTTGTTGAGATGGTAAATCCTTGATCAAAGAATCTTTCAACGAATCATTATCTTGAAGATTCGGATCATCGTTTATACTGTGTATAACAGATATAGTTGAACGAATGTCTTGTTTTTGATCTTGTATATTATTAGCCATTACAATTCGTAAGTACTTGATTTATTATCATCAATGTCACCCATCATTTTTTCAAGGATGGCTCTGTCTTCATCAGATAACTCTAATTTACCAGCTGGTCCACCTTTTGGTCCTGACATTTGTTTAAGTAAAACACTTTGTAATTTAACTAACGAGATTTTCTTCTCGGTACAGTCGTTTAATATTTTTTGTTGTTCTTTGATTACAGGACCAATCGTACTCATATCTTCAGCGTCTTTCATGAAAGACATCATTTTACGAAGAATGGTAGATGCGGTATTTCTGTTTTCAACCACATCATTATAGATTTCCTGCATTAAAGCTAAAGCTGATTCAACATTTAAGCTTATATTACTTCTAGGTGTTCTCATACTAAATAAATAGATTTAATCTAAAAACCCAGCAATTATACCTTCGTATATCTTCTTAAATCTTTTTAGCGAAATTCTTATTTCTTTGGTTGATAAAGAAGTCATTTCTCTTAGTGATAGTAAAATAAGGTTCTTATTGAATTTATTACCCTCACCAACCTGAAAAATCTTATCGAAATTACTAAAGATCTCTAAAAGGGCGTAACCTAGTTTAGTCTCATTTTCGTTTAGATTTTCATTCTCAATGAAGTCTTCTAGAGATATCGTCAGTTTAATAATAACGTCTCGATAGTCGATAATATATTCATCTATAACATAAGACAAATCAGATCTTTCTTCAATATCAGATGAGATGTCATCATAAGAAACACTACGATTTTGTTCTTTAGTGTCTTTCTGTATGGCACCCATAAGGTAATTCTTACAAATTGTACCAAAATAAGAATATGCTTTGTGATTTGCAGTTGGGTCAAATTTGTTTATTTTTGTTATAAGAAATGACATGGTATCGGTATGAATTTCCTCAAATTCCATGTCTTTCCTATAAAGCTTGTAACGGCGGATAATACTTTCCACCATAATAATCAGGGGTTCTCTTAAATATTCATTGAATATCTTGTTACGTTCATCATCGGATTCGGATTGGAGATATCGTACAACCGCTTGTTCTTGATCCTCCCCAAAATATATTTTTTGGGTTCGTTTTCTTGGCATTTAGGCTTCTACATAATTAATATCTCGTTTATTCTTAAAGAAAAATTCTTTCTTTGCTGCATCCAACCAGAACTTAACTTCATCTTCAGAAAGTTTGCTAGACTCTTCATTTTTATAATTCCAAAACAATGAATCCTCTCTTAAATTTGTATGCTCATAACCAACTTTAGGTACTGTCATCACAACAACCCCATTGTTTGTCATTCTTAATAAGAATTCATAGCCAAAAGTTAATTTGATATTATCCTTAAATCCGCCATTATCTAAAATAACTTTTGTTTTATAAAGACCGCCACTAATTTGATAGTTTTGATAATCTAATAAAACTTCATTATCTAAAAATCCTTGTCTATCTGTAAATCCATATGCCCATACAGATTCGTTCATTAAACTAATAAAACTACCTTCTGAATTAATGTCTCTAACAATAGGTAAGAAAATACTTACATCAGGATAGATTTTTACGTATTCACTTATTGACTTAAACCAAACTGGTTTATATACGTCATCAATTTCTAAAATGCTAAACCATTCAGTATCACAATTTTGTGCTCCTCTATTGATTTGAGAACAAAAATCAGTTTCGCCTGTGTGTACGTTATATGCAATTTCTAAATCACTACCTAAATCAATCTTATCAATTTCGGTTTTCACACTTGATGGACAAACTATTAATAATTTCACATCACTAGCAAAATCTTTTACAGAGTCTACCGCTTTTATTAGTAATTTACTATAATCATCGTTCATTTTATGAACGGGTAAAATAATTGTTATATTTTTCATTATGCTGGGTCTTCTTGTTTTAATTTACTTAATGCAATTTCTAACGTTTCAGTTCTTTTAGTTTCTAAAGAATCAAAAATTGAGATTATATTATTTTTTGTTGTTTCAGCATCATAAGGTAATAAAGTTTCTTTCATTTTTTCTTTAACTTCTTCACTTAATTCAATACCATCAATCCAAGCTAAAACAAATGTTCCGATTAAATCTGTTAACTTATTAATGTCTTCAGTCCAAATACCATTTTCGCCAATCCATTCTGGTTCAACATCCGGTACTTTACCAATAACAGGTACGCCACATTTCATTGATTCTAATGGGAATGTTCCAAATGTAGATTCATTATCAACCCAAACTGATACCATACACTCTTTTAGATTTGTTGCGAAATCATCATATGTCATATTGATCATATCTCTAAAAGTGATCCATCTTAATTGTGGATATTTCAAGTAAAATTCAGAAATAACTCTTCTATGGATATTTCTATCTCTACAATGAATTGCTACGTAAGGTTTTTTTGGTAAATCTAATGGACTAAAAATTTCATCAATGATTGGTGGAATTACAAACACTAAAGATTCTGGAAATACATCTAAGATATATTTTTTAGTTTCATTTGTTGTTGTGATTGCACGATCAAAACCAAAATCACTCCATCTGCTACCTACTGGTAAATTCTCAAATATGTAATCCTTTTGTTGAACTAACATTACTTTGATACATTTAATGCTTGATAATTGTTGTAATGCATTAGAATAATATTCTGGAACTACAATAACATCATCAATATTAATACTAACTTTATCATCTTTAATTGTTACAATTGGAAGGTCTTTATACTTTTCACCTAACCATGTCTCAACTCCAGTGTAGTTTTTATCTTCTACTAAAATTTTAGCATTAGTGCCGTTTTGTTTTAATGTTATCGCCATATCGTAAATGTGTTTTACGGAGGCTCTTGGACTTGTTTTCGTGTCGTATGTTAAAAAATATACAACATTCTCATTTGTTTTCAATCTGTCAATTGCAGATTGTAAGTTTTCTATGTTATTATTCATCGTCATCTTCTTCTATTAAAATATTATGTTTTATTAATGTGTTGAATGCAATTTTAAATGCAATGCTTGTACCTTTTTGTGTGAATGCACTAATTTCTTCATCTATTTCTTCAGCTTCTGATAAAACGGTACCTAAACACATTTTAACAACTTCATACTTAAAGATATTGACTTCTAAAGTGTCATTACCATCTTCATCTTTTATGGTGTCTCCTGTTTTGCATCGTTCAGTAATTGATTCGAGTTCGATGTAGTATTGTTTTCCGAATAATTCGAGCATAATTCTTTTATTTCTGTTAATTTAGTTATTTCTAAACTATTTGTAAAGTATTGATTATAAACAGTGTTGAATTTGTATACAATTTTATTTTCTGGACAAGATTTAACAACGTCATGATTATCTGTAATCCACATATCGCATTTAGTCCACAATTCATCAATGTCAGATGAATTTGCGAATTTTATATTGTTTCCTAAGAAACCATTTTTTGATAAGAAAAATAAAGTTGCTGGTTTAGCCTTACCTAATTCATCTAAACCAATTAATGTAATATTGTGATCTTTATTATTGTAAATAATATTATTAAGATCACTGAATGTTGTTGAATAACTTAATCCAGCATGACCAAAGATTTCAATTGGGTATTCGATAAATAAAAAATACTCAAATTCTTCTCTAGACTGAAATTTATATGAGGCAAATAAATTATTATTTTCAATAGGTTCTGTAATACCGTACTCAAAAGAATCGTCTTCTAATTCAGAATCAAAAAAAGCATCTTTGTAATGATAATCTAATTTTTGTATTGTGTTTCTTATAACACCATCTATACTAATGAATATTTCCATAATAGAAATATACACTGACAAAGATCAGAAGTAAACACTAATCGTATCTTTGTAAGATTTCTCCAATGATTGGATTTCTTACAATATCTTGATTACCAAACTCAAATACACCAATACCTTTAACGCCTTCTAATCTTTTCTTAGCATCGTATAAACCAGATTTAGTTTTGTCCTTAAATTTATCAGATTGTTCTAAGTCTCCAGATAAGAAAAATTTAGAGTTAAATCCAATACGAGTTAACAATAATTTAATCTGAGCAGGCGTCGCATTTTGCGCTTCCTCGAAAACTAAAATGGTATTATCTACGTTCCAACCACGCATGTAAGCTAGTGCTGCAACTTCAATATAACCTTGGTCTTTCAATGTTTCACGAGCCTCTTTACCAATGATTTTATTTAATAGATAATATGATGGATAAATGTATGGATCTAATTTCTCTTCTAAACCACCAGGAAGTGATCCTAATTTCTCTTCTGCTTCAACAGCTGGTCTAACAATAATAATCTTTTCATACTTGTTAGAATCGTCGTATAATAGGTCTACAGCACGTTTCATCGCGATATATGACTTACCAACACCTGCTGGTCCGAAACACAATGTGATTTGATTTTCCCCGAGTATTTTCCAATACTCCTCTTGGTTTTTAGTCAGGAACTTTTCTTTAGGACGTTTGATGATTTGTCTGATCCTGTCTTTATGTGATGTTTTTTTCTCTTCTACTTGAACGGTTGCTTTTTGTTTACTTGGCAAAATTTTAGCTTTTAATGTGTCCGTTTATTTTCTATAAATATGTCCTATTTTCCAGTACTACCAAACCCACCCGAACCTCTTTCGGAATCCGACAATTCAGGTACTTGGGTCATATATATTTGAGGATAAGGTAAGATCATAATTTGAGCACCTCTTTCACCAACATTATATGAAAGACTATCTAAACCTTGTGTCTTTTTAAAAGTGGCTTGGATTTCCCCTCTGTAACCACTATCAATTACACCCACACAATTAGATAATATTAAATCTTGATTACGAACTGATGAACGTGGGAAAATTAATCCAACATAACCTTTAGGGATTTCCATTGCAATACCAAAACCATATGTAATACTAAAACTAGTATTTTCTTTAATATCTGTAATTGTTAAATCCATACCAGCATCACCAACTTTAGAATAAGATGGTATAACTGCATTATCATCTAATTTTTTAACTTTAACAACAACACCAAGATCTGGTTGTGTGAAATTTGTTTGATTTTCAGTTGTTGCTTCTTTTACAACATCATCATTAATAGCGTTTAATACTTTATTAAGATCCTCCATAAAATTTTGATTGAAATCGTCAAAATTGTCTGCAGAAAAGTTTTTTTCTAAGTCTTCTAATTTTTTAATATATCCCTCTAATTCTTCTTTATTCATGATTCTTTTTTTCTTCTATCCATTTATCAAAAGCCTTAAGTCGTTTTTTAAGGTCATCATCTTGTTGTCTTAAACAACATTCAACTAAAATATCTGTAATTCTTTGTAACTCTTCAATAGTAATTTTAACACCAACTGAATTAACATAATCAAGAGCCAATTTACTTTGTGACTGGCGCATAATTTGTATATCTTTACTATAAAAGTTCATCAGTTGGTGTTAAATTAATTATTTACTTTTGTAATATTCAGGTGTGTTTTTTTCATCGATAACGCACTCAATAGGCATTTTAACGACGCTTAAACTTTCACTACCTCTTATATCACCTGATCTGTAATTTGCTGCAACAATTGTCGCTTCTTCTACTGATTCTGCTTGTAATACGTATTTTACTTTTTTAATACGTGGGTTTCCTTCTCTGTCCATTTGTTCGGTTTCATAACCGATTGTAACTAAATAATACATGTTGTTTTATTTTATTATTGATTTAAAAAATTCTATTCTGTCTTGACAAGTTTTCTTTAATGAATATTTGTCTTTAACTGTTTCATATAAACGTTCACCTAGATCTTGAATCATATTAGGATTATCAATCAAACGTTTCATATGTTTTGCCCAGTCTTTATGATTCTTATTTTCACCAACTAATAATGCATTTCCTTTATTATTAAACTTACCTTCATCTACAGCTGAAATTAAATCTAATGTGTATGGTTGAACATTACTAGCAATGATTGCTTTTTTATGGAATCCAGCTTCAATAACTTTCAATTGTGATTTATTTGCGTTGAATTCTGAATTAACAAGTGGTGCTAAAGATACATCAAATGTGTTATAATTTGTTGCATATGTGTTAATCTCTTTAGTCCATCTTCTTCTATATGTTTTATCAGAATCATCGTATGGTATTTCTAAAAATTGTGATAAATAACTTTTATAATTTTCATCAAGATATCTATAATTGTCAGTGAAGATATTTTCATATCTATACCATACAGTTTCCATTGGTTTTATTGGTCTTTGTCTTTGTTGTTTTGTAATCGAATCAATTTCAGTAACATTACCTCTAAGATCAAATCCACAAAGAACCATCTGTACATTATCCTTATTAGAATTTAATACACTAGCGATACCATTAGTCATTAATGTAATATCGTGTAAGTGGGATGAGCCACCTAACCAACCAAATCTAATTCTATTAGATTGTTCTGGGTTTCTTTGGAATTGAGGTTCGTCTTCGTTAACCGCATTTGGGAAAACTTCGACATTTTTCAATTTCAATTTATCAAATATTGTTTTTTGGAATATTGGTGTTGTTGTTGTAACATAATCAACAGTTTTCAACATGTCGATTTTCATTTCACCAATTTTAGACATCTTAACGGCTTGATACATTGGGTGTCTTTGATCAACAAACCAAAGATCATCAATATCCATAATTACTTTTTTACCAACAGATTGTAACCATTTTATACGTTTTATATTATCATCATGGTTGGTTTGATGAATAAATGTATGGAATACAACAATATCATAATCAGCAAAATATGCATCGTTATTATCTGCATTGTAAGTTATATCTATATGAACATCATCTGTGAAATGTTCCCCTATGTAGGTATATGGATCAGATATCCTGAATTTACCTACCCCGTGCTTATCCGATGGAATTGCTAAAATTTTAATTTTTGACATTAACATTAATCATTTGTAATAATATACAAAAATTAATTCAGAAAACAAAATGGTTGAAAGATCTATTTTGCTTTGTTAACGCCTGTGATTTTTCCCTTGAATACAGAATCACCAACTTTCAATACTAAATTTTCGTTGATTGATTGTGTTTGTTGTGCAGTAAGAATTTGATTTAACTTTTCATCTAAAACTTTACGAACAGTATTTTCAACTAAAGTTGCTAATGATGTCATGTCAATAGATGATGACGGATTATTATATCTTGGTTGTGCTGACTGTTTACTTGATTTTGATGAAACACCTTCCTGTTCCATTAATCTTTTAGCTCCTTGGATAAAGTCCATGTCTAAGCTATCATTTAATGAAATTTGTGGAATTGGATTTTCTATCATTGCTTGTTTAATTGCTGCTGGTAATTTAGAATTGTTAATTTTATCTATGTTCATTTCAGCATTAACAGCTCTTCTAGATGGTGTTGGTGCTGCTGTTTGTTGATTCATTAAATCTTCAGGATTACTTCTTAAAACAGCTTCATTTACATGACCTCTTTCAAAATTACCTCCATCAACTTTATTCATAACTTTTTTTGCTTGAACTAGTTTACTCATTAAGTCATTAGCTGATATTGTTCCTTTTCCTTGTTCCATTTCTATTTTTTTTATAAGATACTATAATTTATAAAAACATTAAACGTTTAATTCTATTAATGCTTTCATTTAATTGATTATTTTCTTCCTCTTCTGGATTTTCATCACCTGGAACTTCTGGTTCTGGTGTTGGTTTTGTGCCATTTAATCTTGGTGGTTCTTTAGACGGTTTAGTTTTAGGTTTTGGTTGTGGTAATTCAGTTGCAGCTGGTTCTGTTGTTGGTTCAGTTGGTGTTGGTTCCACTTGTGGGGTTGGTTGAGTTGGTTGTACCTCAGGTGCTGCTGCAGTTGGTTGAACTTGTGGTTCAACTGGTGTTGGTTCTGCTTGTGCTTGTGGTGTTGGTTCAGTAGGTGTAACTTCTGGTTCTGCAGTTGGAACAGTAGTTGGTTTTGGTGTTGGCTTTCTTTGTTTTCTTGGTTTTTTTGGTTCAGCACTGAAATCAGTTGAAGCATATATTTTAATTAACGGCCAATAAGCATTACCATCTTGTTTTTCATCTGGATTAAATCCAGGTTTTGGACCTTCATAATTGCTATCTAAATCAATTTTGATATTTGACATTCTAGATAATAAAAACGTTCTCCATTGATTTTGTTCCAGTCCTTTTTTAGAAACATTAGGTGAAGGTACCCAAGCTCTAATAGCCATTTTGTTTTTGTTAGTTAAACCTATCGCAACAGGTTCAACTTTTTTTCTATTACCTTTCAATACTTTTTCAGGACCTTGTGCTGGACCAGTATACATAAAAGTAATTGGACGTCTATTAACAATAGCATCAACAATAGCTTTCATTCCAGATGTCTTTAATAACATTTTGTTATATGTTTCACCTGTAAGAACTTCAACTAATAATATTTCAGATAATGATTTCATTAAAAATCTGGGTATGTTTTATTTTCTCCCCATTTATTTGTTGCTAAAGATTTCATTCTATTTTGTATGTCAATAGATGTTCCAACCTCAAATGTGCTAGGATTTTGTCCTTCACCTACTGGTGATATTGCATCTGGATTTGTAACACCATATTGATAATTTTCACCATATCTATTGAATGCCATAGTTTTATTTCTTGTTAATATATCATCTTTTGTACCAACGGTACCACTATCATTAACTTGACCCATTCCGAAATTATCACCGTCAGACTTTGCGTCTTTAGAGTTAATTCCATAACCATTATTTTCAGAATATCTATTGAAACCTAAAGTTTCATTTCTTGTTAAAATATCTTTACTTGTCCCAACTTCACCATAAAAATTTTGTCCGTCACCTTTTGGTGAGATTGCGTCTGGATTGTTAATACCATAACCATTATTTTCAGAATATCTATTTATTGCTAATTCAGTATTTCTATATTGAACTGCAATTAATTCTAATGGTGATGTAGGTGTACTACCCATATTAGTTTGATCTGCCATATTATAACATTAATTTTTTAATTCTATTTATTTCTTCCTCAAATAATTTACCCATACTTAAAGATGATACTGAAGACGCATGTGAATTACTCTTCATCATATTCAATGGTGGTAAAAAATCAGGTTTCTTAGTATGCTTTTTCAAGAAACTGTTTTTTCTTTCTCCAGTCATAGCAGTCATACTATCTGCATTTTTTCTACCTTCTTTTCTATTAACAATTAAGTCTCTTTCACCTTGTAAAAATTGTTTCCCCCAGTTTTTCATTAAATCACCACCGTAAAGATCATATTTTTGTTTGTCTTTACCGGCATCCATATATGTTAAGTCATGTATGATCTTTTTTAACTGACCATAAGTGACTTTTTTATCATTTATTATATTTTTAGCTCTATCAATACCAGATACACTTACCCCATTAAGACCTTGGATTGTATGGTTGATCTTATCTAAGATATTTTGTGGAACATCAAAAATTCTACTTTTTAATTCTTTATTCATCTTCGTTTTCTAGTTCGCTCTTAATATCGTCTAAGCTTAAACCATGATTTTTCATTGTGTTTTTCAATGAAAATAATTGTCTTTTTATTATTGGATGGATAACTTTAGCTTCTTCAGTCTCTTTAGTTACAATATCGTTATCCTTTGCTTTTTTCTTTTTTAGAAGATTGTCGATGTATTCTTCCATGAAGTTTAATGGGTTTTCAACTAATCTTACCATATCATCTGGTAATTTCTCTTCATAACCTAATGCGCCCATTCTTTCCTTTGCTTCTTCATCAGATAACCCTAAATCTTTAGTGAAATGACGATATGCTTCATCATAATCAGCATCTTGCATAATTGTTTCATCAGCACCTAATGTTTTGCTCATGTCACTTTCAGCCCAATATCTTAAAGATGTGTGAGTACCATGAACACCATGAGTTCCCATAGAACCAGCAGCGGTTTTAACAACCATATCTGTGGTCCAATCATCTGTAACACCTTTTGTGTTGAAATCAGTTGGGAACGAACTTGTTGCTATATTACCGTTTTTGTCAACTATTTCATCAACCTCTTCTTCTTTTTCTACTTTGTCAGGTATTTTTTCGTAATCTGTCTTATCAGAAAACTCTTTAGCCCATTTAGCCCATTTCTTACCTTTTTTACCTCCCTTACCTGCTTGCGCGTAGAAATAGCGTTGTTGTGCTTTTGATGCGAATTTTTCCTCAATCACCTGTTTTATAAAATTATTCATTCAAATAGACTTTTATATAAATATCAAATGATACGAAAGATATTTATAGAAACATGAATACTCAAAATATTTTAGGATTTTATGGTTATAAATTGGATTTACAGCTAGATTCTTCGGAATTTTATGACTTTGAGTTGTCAAAAGACGACTATATTGATGGAAGTTTAACGAATATCCTAAGTTATGACCCCGTATTATCATCTGATTTCACAAATAATATAGATGTACCATACCAAGTTGGGATTGATCAGAATTCTGATATTAAAAGAAGAAACGAATTAGGATGGACAGCAAATTTTGTTTTCAATAGAAACAATTTACCTTGGAGTTCGGGTTCGGTGTTTTATTATTGGGGTATAACTAATGAAACAACAGCATCAAATTACTTAGATAATAACTTATCATTCCAATTTACAGATGAGGGTGAAGTATCTTGGTATTCATATCATTATTCTGGATTATGTGATTCAACTTCTGGTTATACAACAACATCTTATGTTGCTAGTGGTAAAACAGATACATTATGTTCTAATGGAACAAATGATGATTTTACCATTACTGTAACATTTGAGAGAAATTACACACTTACAGAATGTTCATTAGACAATGATGGTGGATGGAATGATATGATTCCTGGTCCGCATGCAGTTCCTTATAGTGATTCTGTGTGGGACGGTCCAACAGCAAATACTGGTTCTTTCATTGGTCATGCGGATCAAATTGTAACTGGATATACAATGACAACAGGTTCATTGGATTGGTTAACAGGTGCAACACAATACACATATGTTGAGGTGTTAAATAAAAAATGGTGGAATTCAAGAAATATGCGTTTAGGTACATTGAAAATATACTTAAATGGTGTAAGAATATATAAATTATTAGATTGGGAAGAAATTATTCCATCTCAAAGAAGTTCAATAAACCCTATGATTCAATCTTGGGGTGGCGGTACTTCTGGTTCTCTTAATTTACATGTAGGGGATACACAATTTTTGTTGAAAAATATAAAATATTATGATGTTCCTTTGGATTTTGTACAAGTTAAAACATTATATAATCAAATAAAACCTTCGTTTAGTATAAGTGAATGTAATGAACCTTGTGTTGATAATGTATCAGCATTTTCGGTTGTTGGGTTATTAACTGAAATAAACGAATATATCTACACTGAAGATGGCAATCTAATAATCTATTAAACTATTTATATGAATGGCAAATAAAAAAATAACCCAATTAGCTAGTGGTTCAGCAAATATACCTTTATCAGGTTCTACCGCAGTAGTTTATAATGGTACAACTTACCAACAAACAATCTCATCACTTAGACAAAATTTAGTAGATAGTGGTTCTCACCATTTTACTGGAAGTCAATATATTAATGGTAATTTAATCGTAACTGGTTCAATTATCGCACAGGAATTTATTATTAGTTCATCAGTTTCACACATTACTGTTGAAACAGTAAGTGGTTCGTCAAACTTTGGTGACACATTTGATGATAATCATAATTTTACTGGATCGGTGAATGTAACTGGTTCGTTAAACGTAAAAGGAAATACTAGATTTTCAAGTCTACTTGTTGGGACAGCTTCTTTCCAAACAGATAATCCTGAAGTTTTAAGTGTTGCTAATAGTGGAAGTTTCAACGTAGCACATTTTGATGCAAACAATCAATATTATGCTCAGATAAACTTGAAAAACTGGAATTCTGGTAATAATTCAAGTGGTGATATAGTTGTTACCGCAGATAACGGTAATGAAGGTATACATTATGTTGACCTTGGTATTAACTCATCAACATATACGGGTGGTTTAGTTGGTGCCGAAAATGATGCTTACTTATTAAATGTTGGTAACGATCTTTACATTGGAACTGTTGGTGGCGGTTTTCATCCGGGTGATGTTAGAATTTTTACACAAAATAGTTGGCAAGAGCCACAAATTTCAGTTAGTGGATCAGGACAAATAATGTTTAATACTGGATCTGTAGCAAACGGATTTGAGTATGAGTTTAGTGGTAGTGTTAAATTAGATAATCAATTGAAAGTTGATGGATCAGTTACAGCTTCTTATTTTGTTGGTGATGGTAGTCATTTAACTAATTTACCAGTACAAACGACTAATGTAAGTATGTTCTTATCATCTAGTGCGTTTAATACATTCTATACTTCATCTTATTTAGCATATAGTTCATCACTTAATAGTAGGTTATCAAGTTTAGAGTCATATAGTGATGATGATAGTTATTTTGCTACAACAGGATCAAACACATTTGTTGGAGATCAAACTGTTCATGGAATAATTTACAATAACAATATTCATAATATTGATACAGACTTAAACATTATAGCTGAAAATTTCAACAATATTGGTTTATGGGCTGAAGGTGGTACAATAAATGTCACAGGTTCATTATTAGTAAGTGGTTCACAAGTAATACAAAGTGTAAATCCTAATGCAAACTATGTTTCAAAATTTGCTGGTTATGTTGGGGGGGCTAAAATGGCAATTGGTGTTAGCTCTGACCCTAATTTTGGTGTAACTAATGACATATTAAATGGAGATGAAAATGGTTACTCACCATACACAATTACTGCCGAATCTATCACAATAAACGCGCCATCAACATTTAATGCAAATATAGATACAAATGGTAATAGTATACGAACAAATGGTGGTGATATAAGAGGTAATAATTTTAGAGTTGATAATATTCTTACTTTAGGTGCAACAAGTGAAAGATTTACAGTTACAGATGGTGCTAGTGTTCCAAACGCTCAACCACCAGAATTTGATTATACATATTGTGCCATAGCATATGTTAGTAACTATATAAACGCTATTGATATTAAATTAATTAATGTTCCTGAAGACAGTAATAGAGCTTTAGGTTTTACGGTAATACTTGATGAAACAACAAATAAAGAAATTAACTCATTTGTTATCAATAATGAAGTACAAAGTATATTATGGTTTGGTGGTAGTCAACCTGATACTATTCCGAATGTATTTAATATATTTTCATTTAGTATGTTAAGAATAAGTGGTACTTGGAAAGTATTTGGTCAATTAACAACATTCTAATATGCCAATAAAATCATTGTTTTCTAATAGATTTAAACCAGTAGGCGGTGGTATTGTGCCAGCGCCTGAAGAAGGTTTTTTATCTGCTGAAGATGGTACATCATTACAAAACGAAAATGAAGCGTATCTTGATATTGATGGCCAAATAACTGGACAGACAATAACACCTACACCAACACCGACCCTAACATCAACACCAACAGCAACGACTACCCCTACTCCGACATCAACAAGCACACCTACGCCAACACCTACTTCAACAAGTGGTGGTGTTAGTTCGGGTAGCTATTATTTCTATTATTCAACTGAAGGAATATTAAACGTAGGTCCGCCATTAACAAATGGTAATGCAATATTTAGAAATTTAACAAATAATACACAGGTATTTGACCCTAATTTTAGTAGTGGTACTGGTGAATTATATTTTTGTACAAAAGATAGTAACGGAACATCGTATAACACACAATTCAGTAATCTACAAACAAGTGGTGGAACAATAACAATAAGACAAGGAAGTAATAGTGCAACTTTTACTGCCGCAACAGGTGGTCAATTTGCTTATAATCCTGGAGGAGGTGGTGGAAATGGTTTTTTACTAATACGTAGTGGTCAAATTATAACTCAAACACAAACCTGTTCTAAGTTTAATGCTACTGACCCAATTTCACTAACATTCAGTTAAAATAAAAGACAAAACAATATTTATAATATAAGATGGCAAAAAGTAAAATATCACAATTACCACAATATACAGGAGATACGACAGGTGTTTATCTTTTGATGGATAATGCAAATCAAACACAAACATTTAAAGTTCTTAAAGAAGATATTATAACAAATATAACTTTACCAACTGGGTTAGTATCAAGTAGTAATCAAATTTCATATACTGGATTAACAAACATACCAAATGGTATAATATCAGGTAGTTCACAAGTATTAAATGGTAGTGGTATTATTTCTAGTTCAACACAATTAACAGCGTCAATGGATGTTAGATATCTAAATGTAACTGGCGAAAATGTTGTTTCTTCTTCATCACAAATATCTTATACTGGAATTACTAACGTACCTTCAGGAATTGTTAGTGGATCTGCACAATCAACAACTTGGGGTTATTTAACAACATCGTCATTTAATACTGTTTCTGGTTCATTAGATAGCAGATTAGATGCCGTAGAGTTATTAAGTTCATCACTTACTGTTGCGGCTAATAGCACAACAAAAATATTAGATAGTGTTTCATATACTAACGCAAGTTCATGGACAGCAACCTATGCAGGTAATGGTGGGTCAGTTAAGGTTGAAGCTAATTTTACAGCATACGCAAGTTCAACAGGCGGTAAAACAATGACTTTATATCGAGATGGTGTTGCAGTTGATACTGGATATTTTTATTTTAATACTGCAAATGTTCATGCAACAATGCCAACATTATATTATATTGGAACAAATGAAATAGGTTCACACACTTATAGCATTGGTGTTAATTCAGGTGTATTGATAGATCCTCAAGATTACGCATCAATTATTGTAACTGAAGTATTCAATGCTTTGATTACTGGAAGTTTAAATTATGTACAAGTTTTAGGAGATAGAAGAGCAGGTATAACTTCATCGGGAACCGCAATTATTAGTGGTAGTATAACAACTAAAGGTAATCCAATACAAATAATTGTCACAGGTGATGCGAATCCAATAGGTGCATCTGGTTGGGCAAGATTACAACTTTATAGAAATAGTACACCTATTGGAAATATAGTACAGGCAGAAAATGGTTCGAATTTAAACATACCATACTGTTTAAATATTATAGATAATCCAGGTGCTGGGACTTATACTTATTACATGAAAACTGGTACTATGAGTGGTACTATAGATTTTGGGGAAGCTAGTGGTCCAACTTTGACAATGATTGAATTAGGTTCTATTGCACAAATGGCTAGTCTTGGATATGCAATAACAGGATCAAATACATTTAATGGAGATCAAACAATCACAGGACAAATAAATGTAGGTACAAGTAGTGGTAATGAAGGTGGACAGATAAACTTAGCGTTAGCTCAAACAAACCAAACGTTAACTGGAAGTGTCAATATTGATGTATATCAAAATAGACTTAGATTTTGGGAAGGTGGCGGAAATGCTAGAGGTGTAAGTATTGATTTAAGTAAAGCGCCTAATAGTGTTAATGCGGATTTATTATGGAAAATGAGTGGTATTGTAAATGCTGGAACATTTGTAACTTTGGATAATATAAAGGCGACAGTGACAACAAGTGGTAATCGTGGTTTAAGTTTAGCAACTGTATCGGGAACGGTCACAGGATATGTTTCAGGTCAATATCAAGTAATGACAGGTGGAGGTGGTGCTGGTGCAAGCAGTACAAGTTTATCAACAAGCGCAACTACTTCATTGTTTAGTTGGAATTTTACTAGTGAAGGTGATACTGCTACGTACATTTTAAGAGATAACACAAATAATAGAGTTTATAGAATTATTATGATAATTGGTGGTGCATACAACAATAACTTTATTTCAATAGAAAGATTATACTAATATGGAGTTTTTTATAAGACAAGGTTCAAATGAACCAATTTTAAAATTAAAGCTTATCGATGATGGTAAGAATGATTTATCATCTTTTAATGATAGGTTAGAAAATAGTGTAATTACCTTCGAAATGTCCGATATTGTTACAGAAGCACCACAAGTATTAAATGGTCAATGCCTTCTTACTAATAAAATACAATTATATAATCAAACAACACCAGAATATTATATAACTTACAGATTTTCAAGCGATGATACATCTGTAAAAGGAAAATATGAAGGGATTATTACAATACAATTTTTAGATACAAACTCAAATCCAACGACTAAATTGATTCTACCGATTAATGAAAAATTATACATTAATGTGGTGTAATTTGTTTTTTTAAGTTTTTTTTTATATATTAGTTACGTTAAAGGCAAATTACAATTTATTGTAAGCTAATGTGTCACCATATAAAATAAAAAAATGAAAGAGGTCATCTCTCAAGAAGTCATTGAAGATTTCTTAAACGGCTCAGATCCTGAGCAGTATATCGTCAATTTAGAGTACGATTACAGATCCAATACAATTTACAAAATTATTCAAGATCCTGAGAAAGGTAAAATTGTAACACAAGATACTTTTACACCATTCTTATGGGTTGGTGATTTAGTTGGTCTTAATTTCTATAACAATAGAAAGAGTGAACAAAAAAGAAAAATGACCGAGCATGGCATTTTAATTGAAAGACTTGAGACACATGGTAATGAAAGGCTTGAAGCTGGATTATGTTACATGGTAAAAAGTTTAAAGTCATATACAAACCTCATATCTTTTTTCAAAGAAGGTGGTTTAGATCCATGGGGAGAAAAACATAAAAAGTATTTTCAAATACTATCTCCGGTTGAACAATATCTTGTACAAAAAAAGAAAAGATTATTTAAGGGAATTGAAGAATATGATGATGTTCACAGACTTGTATTCGATATTGAGACCACGGGTTTAGATCCATTGGTCGACAAAATAATTTTGATAGGTTTAAAAGATAATAAAGGTTTTTCTAAAACACTAGATGCGTTTGGTGACGAAGGTGAAAAACAATGTATTGAAGATTTCTTTTTATTAGTAAAAGAATTAAAACCAACAATATTAGCAGGTTATAACTCAGCTGCGTTTGACTTTCCATTTATTATAAAAAGGGCTGAAATATTAGGTATTGATGTTTCTAGTTTAACAAAAGTATTAAATCCAAAAGAAGGTCTCAAGCAAAGAGAAGCAATGCTAAAATTAGCAAATGAAGTTGAACCTTATAATCAATTTATGATATGGGGGGTTAGTATTATTGATATTGCTCATGCGGTTAGACGTGCACAGGCAATTAATTCTGAAATCAAATCATGGGGATTAAAATATATCACAAAATATCTAGAGAAAGAGAAACCTAATCGTGTCTATGTTGATGGCGCATTTATTTCTAAAATTTATTTAGAGAATGAAAGTTATTATGCTAATCCAAAAACAGGAAATTATAAATTAATTGGAGAACCTGGAACTGAAGGTTTACTTGAAAAGTATCCAGGTAAGTTTGAAATATGGACAGGTAGAAAAATTGTGGAACAATATCTAGATGATGACTTATATGAAACTATGGTTGTAGATGATAGTTTCTCACAATCAACATTCTTATTATCAAAAGTAATTCCAACAACATATGAACGTGTAGCTACTATGGGTACTGCAACACTTTGGAAAATGGTTATGTCAGCTTGGAGTTATGAACATAATTTAGCAATACCGGCACGAGATGAAAAAAGAGCAATTACAGGTGGATTATCTAGATTGTTAAACGTTGGTTATGCGAAAAATATTGTTAAGTTTGACTATGCTTCTCTATACCCATCTATTCAATTAGTATATGATGTATTTCCAGAATGCGATGTGATGGGGGTGCAAAAATCAATGTTAAAATACTTTCGAAATATTCGTATTAAATATAAAAGATTAACTGGTGAATATAAAACATCTAATCCTGCATTATCTGAAATGTATGATAGAAAACAGTTACCAATTAAGATTTTTATTAACGCATACTTTGGATCATTATCTGCACCACACGTATTTCCTTGGGGTGATATGAATATGGGTGAAACAATTACATGTGTTGGTAGACAATGTTTGAGAATGATGATTATGTTTTTCCAAAAGAAAGGATATAAACCTCTTGTGATGGATACGGATGGTGTTAACTTTGAAACTCCTGATGATATTGATTCACATGTTTATATTGGTAAAGGTTTAAATGAATTATCAATAGAAGGTAAAGAATACATAGGAATAGAAGCTGACACTGCTGAATTCAATGATTTATTTATGCGAAATGAAATGGGTTTGGATATTGATTATACCGCGCCTGCTTGTATTAACATATCTAGAAAAAACTACATCATCAAATTGATGAAGAAAGGTAAAGAAAAGATTAAGTTAACGGGTAATACTATTAAATCAAAAAAATTACAACAATATGTTGTAGATTTCTTAGATGATGGTTTAAAGTATTTGTTAAATGGTGACGGTCATACTTTTTTAGAATTGTATTATGAAACAATAGAAAAACTTTATAATAAAGAAATACCTTTAGCAAAGATTGCAAATAAATCTCGTGTTAAACAAAGTATTAATGATTATAAAAAACACACTAAGAAAGTAACAAAGTCTGGTTCACTTATGGCAAGACAAGCACATATGGAACTTGTTTTACAAAATGATTATCCAGCAACGTTAGGTGAAACAATTTATTATGTAAACAATGGTGTGAAAAAATCTAGTGGCGATGTTCAAAAAATAACAAAACCAACTAAAAAACAACAAGAAGAATACACAACTAAACATGGTAAGTTAATGCCTAATGATTATATTGAGATTAACTGTTACATGATACCTGAAAAAGAAATTGTTAATAACCCAGAATTAAAAGGTGACTATAACGTAGCGAGATACATTAGTATTTTTAATAAAAGAATTGAACCACTTTTAGTTGTATTCAAACCTGAAATAAGAGATGACATTTTAATTGAGGCACCAGAAGAAAGACAATATTTTACTAAAACACAATGTGATTTAGTTTCTGGATTTCCATTAAAAGAAGATGGGCAAGATAAAATAGAAGAGGTGATGACACTATCTGATAGTGAAGTAATCTTTTGGAATAGAGTTAACAGAGATCCATTCTTCATGTATGTTGATAACACAATTGAATTAGTTGATCAATATTGGGTTGAACATAATAGAAAAGTTGTTGCTTTTCAAGTTCAAAGTATCAAGAATAATGAAGATGAAGAAATCATAGAAAATAATGCACATGATTTTGCTTATCATGCAACATCAGGCGATTAAATCATAGTAAACGGAGTTGGCATCGCACGAAACTTAAGAGCTTTGTTTGTGTTTTCAGCTTCGTTTGCTTTTCTTTCTAACATTTTGTCTGGACGTAATCTTTCAAGACGAGCCATTAATTCTTCAATTAATTTTGATCTTTCATCCTTACCTTCAGTAAGTAATGATTGATAATCTAATTGAACTTCGCTGTCTGGAACTTTAAGTGCTCCTGAAAATTTACCATAAATTCTACCAAGCGATTCTTTAGCATATCCTGTCATATACTTTCTTACCCAGTTTTGTGCTGGTCTATTTAAGTCATCCCAGGTAAGTTGTTGTGTCATTACATCTGAAGGTAATTTAACAATATCTTTGTTTTGTGATAAACAAGTGTCTCTATCTTGTGTGTCGTAGTACCAATACCAAACTTTAAAGTTGTTTTGTACAATGTTTAAGAAATCAAATCGACCTCCAGGGGTATTGTATAAGTGAATATATTTTTTCCCATCAGGACCTGCAGTAATTCTATATGTACAATCGCCACCTATCAATCTATTTTTAATATTTCTGTCTTGCATTCTAGCTAACAAATCATAAGCTGGAAGCATAAAATAAGAACCTTGAGCACCTACTTGAGCAAATCCACCCACGCCACCAAATCCAACACCACCTAATCCGCCAAATCCACCCATGAATGGATCTACAATAGAATCTGTTAATGTAGCACGGCTAAACCATAAAAGTTCATTTATTTCTCTTCCTGCTGGAATTTCGTAAACTTGTTGACCCGATACTAAAGTAAAGAAGTCCTTTTTAAGAATATTATCTCCGTTTGCTTGTAAACCAACAATTTTAGAATATGCATAACTAAATCTTGTTTCGTAGTTTAAATCATTTGTAATAAATGCTCTCGCTACGGACTGAGTGTCAACATTAATACCGATTAATTCACCCCATTGAGATTCAATTAACCAGTTATTTACATATTCTTCATAATCATTAAGAGATAATTCGATGAATGTATCTAATTGTTCTTCAGTTAATTCTATACCTCTAACCGGCATCCCTAACAAATTAAGGATTTGTGAATATAGTTTTTCTTTTTCTGTTGCACTTATTGGAGTAGCCATAGACTTTGTTTATAAGAATAAATATCATATATTTGGGTTATGAACGAAACATTATTAACCATATTCCAAGTAGCTGGACAAAAAGATTATGAATTTTCATACAAAACAGGAACATTACCTGAAAATGTTTTTACATTAGATAAGGACAATAAAAAATTATTTGTTTTTATTGGTAATCCTGAAGCAGAAGATTTAGATACTATTCTGAAGGACTTGTTGGTAAATCTTCAGAAATAACTGCACTGATTACATCTTTGGTAAACGATTCTGAATATTCTCCTTCACCCATTACCTGGTCAATTACATTCTTCTTCTTTTGAAGGATATTGTAAATTTGCATTTCAATTGTATTCTCAAAAACAGGGTAATATACTAAGACACCTTTTGTTTGTCCGTAGCGATATGCTCTATCTTCGCCTTGTGAGTGATCCGCCGGCACAAAAGATAAGTCATTCATAATCACAACTTCCGCAGCAGTCAATGTAAGGCCCACACCTGCTGCTTTGATGTTACCAATGAATACTCTGATTTTGTCATCGTTTTGAAACCTATCAACCGATACCTGTCTTTTATCCTTAGACATACGACCATCAACAGTTACAGAGTTCTTTTTATATTTCTCATGTATCATATCTAAAGTTAAAGTAAAGTTGGTTAAAACGATTACTTTTTTACCTTGTTCAAGACATTTATCAATTAATTCACAAGTAAATGGTACCTTTTCATAAGATATCAATTGTCTTATTTTCATAAGTCTATTCAATGTAACCGAAATGCTTTCTTTCTTTTGATTTTCTTTGGTAATTCTCATGAACTCATCTAACTCATCGTCATATAGAGTGTTTTTAAGCTCCAAAAATACAGGGGCGATAATCTTCTCAGGGAGATCTAGGATATCTGTCTTTAATCGTCTTAAAATGATGTTCTTGGTCCTTTCTCGTAGCTCATCTAGATTGCTAGATCCGCTAGTGTTCCAAATCTTTTTATTTCCAACAGTAAATTGGAAGCCCTTACAATATCTACGAACATAGTTTTGCCAATTAAGGGTTAAAGGTGATCTAACAATCTTAAGTAAGTTAAAATAGTTTATAGGTCTTGAAGTCATTGGTGTACCCGTGAGCAACCATACTTTAGGTATTTTTTCTAAAATGTCATTCAATAACTTGGTTCGCTGCGCTGTGCTGTTAGATATATAATGCGCTTCGTCCACTATCGCTAATTCAAACTTTTCATTTGTAATTAATTTATATGCATCGCTATCCTCACTCTTTTCAGTTGTATGGAAGTTTTTAAGAATATCGTAGTTAATAATGTAGAAATCAAAAGTTGAACCCCATTTTCTACCCTCAACAATTAAAATACGTCTATTTGTGTAGTTTTTAATCTCTCTTTCCCAGTTAATCTTTAATGATGCTGGACATACAATCAATACTTTCTTAGCTTCACTTTCAATCGAAGCGAGAACCGCAGCGGTAGTTTTACCAAGACCCATGTCATCGGCTAAAATGAACCTATCATTAGCCAAAAGACGTTCAATAGCAATTTTTTGATGCTCCATTGGTGGTCTTACATCATATTTTGAATAATCAATAACTCTATTAAGTTTTTTTTCTTCAGCAAGTAATGCAAACTTAGGTATCCACATTGCAGATAACGCTTCGCTTTCAAAAAGTCTTCCCCATATATGAAATGCTTTGTCAGAATCACATAATAATTTCTCAACCCATACTTTTTCAGGGGCTTTAGACAATAGTTTATCTTCTTTTAACTTTTCAGCAAAGCTTGCGTCTAGGTTAACAAACTTCCTAGCTACTTTAGGAATGGTATTTTGATGTTTTAAAACATAATCTGCTTGTGTTCTAGTTAGCGCATAGTTTTTATTGTCAAAAAGTCTCCTTTTCCACTCCAATATTTGATTATTAGATCCAGAATAAGATGTTAATATCTCTCTAGCTTCAATTTCAGGTATTTTAGTGCTCATATTAAAGAAATATAAATAATAACAATCACTTTGTGTACTATTTATTGGTATGAATAACAAATTACCAATCACCCGTTTAGGTAAGTTTTTCTCTAACGAAGACTTTGATTTACAGATACAAATAGGTCAGGAATATTTGAGTGGTGACTTGAATATGAAGCTTGTTTTATTCCGTGTGGATAGACAAAAGACAAGTAATGATGATGTATATGGTGAAGTTGGGGCTGATGAGATCAAGTATTTCCCTCCAGTTGAGTTTAATGCATTAGTTAGAATTGATGCACCAACTAATAAATCATATAAATCTGGTTTAATGAGATACAATGAACCAGGAAATATGACTATATCTGTTTACTTAAAGCAATTAGAAGATTTGGGTGTTGAAATTAAGTACGGAGATTATATTGGTTATCCTGAAACTGAAGAGAGAATGAGATATTATACAGTTACAAATGACGGTAAGGTTACTTCAGACAATAAACACAACTTATTTGGTTATAGACCATATTATAGAACAATAACTTGTACACCAGCACAAGAAAAAGAATTTAGAGGAGTATAACATGCCATTACCAAGAAGAAAAACAGACATACAGATTTACAAGGGTAAAGAGTTGACAGATAGAAGACAGGAGATGTTGAACATGATTACCAAAGAAAACACCTATCTTCCTGAGCCAATTTTACATGATGACCTAGATAGAGGTATGTTAGATTTCATTAACAATAATTTCAAAATTGTTAGTGATGGTAAAACAATTCCAGTTATACAAAAGATTTTAACAATTCAAAGATGGGCGGAAGTTTTAAATAATTGGGAGTTTGCTGATGACGATAATAACATGAAAGTACCTTTTATAGGTATAATCAGAAGACCAGATGTTCAACCTGGCACAAATCCATCAATTACAAGAACAATACCACAAAGGTTGCCAGTACACTACGCGACCGTAGCGACTTGGAATGGAACACAAATGGGTGCTGACGTTTACAAAATACCTCAGCCCGTAGCGATTGATATTAGCTTTGATGTTACGATTGTGTGTAGTAAAATTAGAGAACTTAATAAGTTGAACAAAACTGTAATGCAAATTTTTTCATCTAGACAAGCTTACACAACAGTAAAAGGTCACTATATTCCTATTGTTTTGGAAAAGGTTGAGGATAATTCACCTATTGATCAAATTGATGGTCGTAGATTTTATCTACAAAACTATTCGTTTACAATGTTAGGATTTTTAATCGATGAAGAAGAGTTTGAGGTAAAACCAGCCGTAAGTAGGTTCATGTTACTTACTGAATTTATAAAATCGAATAATTATGCTAAAAAGTTTATCAATAAATTAATTAACATAGTTGTTGCAACATTTAGAGCAGATGGAATGCAAACCTCATTCAGTGTGGGTGAATCTATAGCAATCCTATTTAATGTGGAAATCAATGGTTTGATACAAGAAAGGGATGTTGACTATTATCATATTGTTGGAACATCTAAAATTACTTTTGATACGGCACCATACCAAGGAAGTGTAATTACAATCAAGTATTATGCAGGTAAAAGTAGCGTTCTTATTGACAACTATGGTAAACAATTACAAGTTGCGACTGAAAACTTCTATTATAGTGATAGTTTAATATTCCCAACTATAAATGGTATCAATAGTGTTGTAAGTGTAGACGTTAATGGTATTGCTCAAGAAGAAAATGTTGGATTTGAAATCCATACAGCAACTAGCATCAAATTATTAGCCACACCTTTGGTTGGGTGGAAAGTAGGTATCACTTACTTATATTAAGATTCACCGTAAATGTCTTTTTTCTTGGGTTTACAGGTCTCATCTATTAGTTTTTCAAGAACTCTGTAAATTTTAAGCCCTTGTTTAGCACAATAGTCTTTTAATAAGTCATGATGTTTCTCACTTATTTTAACATTTTTTGTTTTCATTTTCATATCTAAAGATAAATAAGGATAAAATAGGATAAAATACTATCTAAATAGTGAAAATCTTGGAAATCTTTGTTGAAATCAAAGATATTTATAAGTTAAATAATAAATTTTTAATTAAATCAATCAATGGCAAATTCAAACAAAGTCTTCGTTTCTCCTGGTGTTTATACCTCAGAAACAGATTTAACTTTCGTGGCACAGAGTGTAGGTGTTACAACATTAGGTTTAGTTGGTGAGACTTTACAAGGTCCAGCATTTGAACCTGTGTTAATATCTGATTTTACTACCTTCAAAACATACTTTGGTGGTACTTCACCAATTGTTGACATAAACGGATACCCAAAATATGGTCTACCGTATGTCGCAAAAGCATATTTACAAGAATCTAACCAATTATTCGTAACTCGTATTTTGGGATTAACTGGCTACATGGCAGGTGTAACTTATGGTATTACTGCTTTAGGTGGTATGACTGTTGATTTAACATCATATGGTACTACAACTGGAACAGCAAATCCACATACTCATGCTGCAATGACTGGTGGTACTTTTTATCATGAATTAACTGGATATACATCTGTAAATGGTAATTCATTTGCAGCATATATTGAAGCTCATTATAGTGGTATTACAAATGCAGACAATGGTAAATGGTTTACAATAGGTGCAATTCCTAGTGGACACACTCCAGGCGGTACTCAATTAGTTTCTCCATTAACTGGAAGATTAGTTGACAATACAACAAATGGTAAAGAGTGGTATAATATTTTAACAAATGGTGTTGATGAAGTTTACACATATGTGTTTGTTTATAATAGTGGTGACACATCATTCCACGTAACAAAATACACATTTGATGCTATGGTAAATCAAGATTACGATGGTAAAGTGGTGTGTTTATTGAGATCAAGAGGTCAATATCATAGAGAAAACTTAGTTTATCAAGTTACAGGTAATGAGGCAGTTTCTATTACAACACCTAACAATATGACAATAAACCCAAAAGCAGAATTTACAATTTCTGTAACTCCTGATACTGGCGGAACAAAAACATATACTATTTCTTTGGATAATACTGATACAAAATATGTAACTAAAGTATTAGGTGTAGATCCATTTGATAAAGAAATGGGTGCATATCCATTATACACTTACGAGGCGTATCCAAATTTAATTTCCCAATTATATTCAAAAGGTTTAATTAGAGGTTTAAATACAAATATTGTTTCTCAAGATGAGGGAACTGATTTTGTTGGACAATATCAACATCCAGTATCTCCAATGGTAGTTTCTGAAGTAAGAGGTGGTGTAGTTACAGATTTATTTAGTTTCATTGCAGTTTCTGATGGTGATGCCGGTAACTATATCAACAAAATCAGTATTGAAAATATTAACTTAAACACAGGTGAATTTGATGTACTTATTCGTAGTTTTAATGATAGTGACGATAACGTAGTTGCTGTTGAAACATACAAAAGATGTACAATGGACCCAACTGCTCCTGGTTTCATCGGTAAAAAAATAGGTACTGCAGATGGTTTATATACATTGAATAGCAAATATGTAATGTTAGTTTTAGCTGATAATTTTGCTACAGACGCAATTCCTGCAGGATTTAAAGGATGTTATACTAAAGATAATATTGGTGGTCTTGTTTATAAAACTGAGTATCACCAATCTGGTGATGTGGTATCTTACTTATCTGATGGTACACCAGTTATCACAAATGGTGATAAAGTTAAAAGAACAAGCTTAGGTTTAAGTTCATCATCTCAAAGTGGTGCAAGTTATGATAATGACATGTTCAAATACAAAGGTGCTTCTTCTTTAAGTGGTGTTACTACTTTCGGTTTCCACCTTTCATCTAATGCATCTGGAATTGTTGATAATTCTGACAACGTTTTATTCAAAACAACTCCTTATGATTTAGAAGGTCAATCTGGAACATACAATCCATTAACAGCAACAACATATTGTAAATTTACAATGCCTATGTTTGGTGGTTTTGACGGTTGGGATATCTACAGACAAACAAGAACAAATACTGATCAATACATTTTTGGTAAACCTGATTATACATCTGGAAATACTTTAAATGGTGGTGTATTCAGTACTACAATTCCTAACTCTGATTACTATTCTTTTTTACAAGGTATTCAAACATTTGCAAACCCAGAAGCAGTTAATATCAACGTATTTGCAACTCCAGGTATCGATTGGTCAAACAATTTATCTTTAGTTACACAAGCAATTGATATGATTGAAAACGATAGAGCAGATTCACTTTATATTATTGATTCACCTAATGATACTGATGTTAATTCAATCACTTCTTCATTCTATGATCAAGGAATTGATAGTAACTATTCAGCAACATACTGGCCTTGGATACAAATTTTAGATGCGGATAACGCAACTCAATTGTTCATACCTCCAACAGGTGAAGTAGTTAAGAATATAGCATTAACAGATAACGTAGCTTATCCTTGGTTCGCAGTAGCGGGATATACAAGAGGTTTAGTTAAATCTATTAAGGCAGCTAAAAAATTAACATTAGACGATAGAGATAATTTATATAAAAATAGAATTAACCCTATTGCTACTTTCTCTGATACCGGAACTATTATTTGGGGTAACAAAACTCTTCAAATTAGAGAATCTGCGTTGGATAGAATTAATGTTAGAAGATTGTTACTAAGAGCAAGAAAATTAATTTCTGCTGTTGCAGTTAGATTGTTATTTGAACAAAATGATGATACTGTAAGACAAGAATTCTTAAGATTAGTAAATCCAATCTTAGATGCTATTAAAAAAGAAAGAGGTTTAACAGATTTCCGTGTAACGGTATCTAGTGATCCTTCGGATATAGATAATAATTTGATGGTTGGTAAAATATTCATAAAACCAACTAGATCATTAGAATATATAGATCTGAATTTCGTAATAACTCCAACTGGAGCTTCATTCGAAAACGTATAAAATATAATAAAAACAATTAAGTGGGGGATAGGCATAGTATCCCCCATTTTAATTTTGCTGAGGTAAGGATATCGTAATTCCAATAATTTTTTTAGTATTTTTTATGATTATTTTATAAGAATTATTGGTTAAGAATAGAAAATAGTTTGAGGATATGCAAAAAGCTACGATTTTTTTTTGACAAAGTCAAATTTCAACCCCAAATTAAAATATTTTAAATAACGATATATTTATCTAAAAGCAAATAAACTAAAAACTAATATAGAAAAAAATGGCTGATTTATTAATGAAAATGCCGGTTCCATACGAACCAAAACGTAAAAATAGGTTTATCTTAAGATTTGATTCATCTTTAGGTATAAATGAGTGGTATGTTCAATCAACTGCTCGTCCTAGTGCTAAAATTGGTGTTACTCCAATACCATTCTTAAACACATCAACTTACGTTGCTGGTAGATTTGAGTGGAACACTATTAAAGTTACATTTAGAGATCCAATCGGTCCTTCAGCTGCTCAAGCTTTAATGGAATGGTTCCGTTTACACGCTGAATCAGTTACAGGTAGAATGGGATATGCAGCAGGTTACAAAAAAGACGTTGAATTAGACATGTTAGATCCAACAGGTGTTGTGGTTGAAAAATGGATATTACAACAATGTTTCTTAGAAGATGTTAACTTTGGTGAATTATCATATGACCAGGATGGTTTAGCGACTGTAGATGCTACTTTGAGAATGGATAGATGTATTTTAGTATACTAATACACTTAACATATTGATTTACAATCCATTATAATTATTGTTCCATGTGGAACGTAGTTATAATGGATTTTTTTATTTAAAACTTTACTTTACAATAGTTATTGTTTAAACTAGATACATGGATAATAACTTAAAAATAGACCCTTCAATCGCCTATGATGTGGTACAGTTACCTTCAGGCGGAATACATTACACAAATAATAGAAAATCATTAAGAGTAGCGTATTTAACTGCTTCTGATGAAAATATTCTTTCTTCACCCAACTTATTACAATCGGATAGTGTTGTTGATGAACTATTAAAAAGAAAAATTTTAGATAGAGATTTCGATATTAATGATCTTGTTAATGATGATAGACAAGCAATATTGATTTTTTTAAGAAATACTGCATTTGGTTCAGATTATAAAATTACTATGACTGATCCAAAAACGAAAGAACCATTTGAAGCAACAATTGATTTATCCGTTATGAAAACAAGGGATTTAACATTAATTCCAGATGCAAATGGTGAATATGAATTTTATATGGAAGTATCAAAAGTTCCTGTCACTTTTAAATTTTTAAATAATAAACAAGAACAAGAATTAGAAAAAATACGAGCTTCCGCAACAGGAAATACCGTTGCACCAACAAATACAAAAAGACTGGAAATGATGATTAAAAGCGTAAACGGCGAAAGATCATTAATGCCAATTTATAATTTCATACAAAATATGCCAATTAAAGATTCGCAAGACTTTAAAAGATTTGCAACAAAAAATAAGCCAGGATTAGATTTATTATATGAAGTTATTACCCCATCAGGAGAAAAAGTCCCAGTTTTAGTGGACTTTGGGGTTGACTTTTTTCGTCCTTTCTACGGAATATAAGCAAAGTTTGATGAAAGAACTTGTTTTTTTAATTAGACAAGGATTTAGTTATCAAGACTTCTTAATTATGCCAATACACGAAAGAAGATATCTTATTGACTACATATTAGAACTTGAAAAAAGCTAAATTTTTGTATTTATAATAAAATAGCTAAATGCAATTAATAGATTTACTTACGGCGGATGGTAAAATAGCAACTTCAAGCGGAGCTTTTAAAAAACTAAAAGAAATTTTTAGCGACGCTGATAGAGTTAGAGATAAAATTAACGAAGGTCTTAAGGATGCCGCTACACAAATTAGTGGTGGAAACCAAAAATCTACTGCATTTTCAGATTTTGCTCAAGGTTCTATGAAAGCTATTTTAAATAGTGCATATGATAGATTAGGTAATGAAGCATATAGAATGGGTAAAAACCAACTTGGTTCTATATTTGAAGATATGGCAAAAGAAATTGCCAGCTTAAATTATGATGGTGTAATAAGTAAATTTATTGGTGGTATTTTAGGTAAATCAGCAAAAGCCGCAGAAGACATTGCTAAAATTAGTGATAAAGCTATTGAAATTGCTAAAGCTAAAGGTGGAATAGTTGGTGAATTAGGTAATTCAATGCAAGAGACAATTTTGCAAGCGTTACCTAAAGCAACAGAAATGGGTGTTACCGTTAATGAATTAATGGAATCCACTCAAAAAATGCTTGTTAATTCAGGAAGAATTGTTACATATTCAAAAGAAACTTTAACAGACGCTTTAACATCAGGAAAAGCATTTACTGAATATTCAGGTCAAATTTTAGAAAACGGAGAAAATTTTAGAAATGTTGGAATTGGTTTAGCCGGAGCAACTGAAAATATCAATAAAATTGGAGCAAAAAGTGTTGCAATAGGTCTTAATGCTAAAGAAGTTACTAAGACTGTAATGGCAAATTTAGATAAATTAAATGAATACGGTTTTAAAAATGGTGTTGAAGGTTTATCTAGAATGGTACAAGAAGCACAGTCTTTAAACATGAAAATGGACAGCGTTTTTAAAATTGCAGAAAAAGGGTTTAGTCCAGAAAGTGCTATTGAATTAAGTGCAAAATTATCGGTTATAGGTGGAGCTGTTGGTGCTTTTAAAGATGTACCAAGATTAATGTATGACACAACAAATGATGCTGAAGATTTACAAAAGTCATTGTTAGAAGCCGCTTCAAGTTTAGCTACATATAATACCGAAACTAAACAATTTGAAGTGTCTGGGGCAAATATGAGAAGAGCGCATGAAATGGCTGCAGCTTTAGGTATGGATATGAAAGATTTGAATAGTTTAGCAAAAAAGGCGGCAGCAAAAATGGAAGCGATGGGGGAAATCGACATGATGGGCAATATGAGTGATGATCAAAAAGAATTTATTGCAAATATGGCTCAAGTAGGTAAGAACGGCGAAATGGTAATACATTTACCTAAAGATATTAAAGAAAAAATGGGCTTTAGTGATACTATTGTTAACTTAAAAGATTTAAGCGCAGATCAAGTAGATAACATTAAAAAATTACAAGAAGAAATGGCTGAAAAAGCCGAAAGTCCAGAAGAGATAGCTAAAGATCAACTTAATGAAATGACAAGGTTATCAAATTTAACAAGCGCAATATATTATCAATTAGGTAATTTAATTCATCAAAGAGGAGCGGGCGCAAGAGAAAAAATAGGATTAACTGCTAAAGGTTTGTCTGGGTCAAGCGACCTTCTTATGAGTACAATTTTTAGTAAAATTGAAGCAGGGGAAAGAGCCAGATTAGCTTCACAATTTGGAACAGATATTATTAATTTAAAACCTAAAAACGAACCTAGTAAAGAACAATCTGATTTATTTGATAAAGTAAAAAATAACCTTAAAAAGGTTTTTGAAGATCAAAAAAAGAAAGAAGATAGAGAAGCTGGAAAAGATATCACAGGTAAATTGGACGTTAACTTAAAAATTACAAGCGATAATAATATGGACATTGCAGGTAGAATGGATAAAGACCCTAAGTTTAGAGCTGATTTTGTTGATAGTATTACAGAAAGTGCTAGATCTTATTTTTCAAAGGGTGAAGTAATAGAAGGATAATTTTATAAAAATATCTATTTATAGTATAAACAATTAGATGCCAACTCATTTAGATTTTGATGGAACAAACAGCTTTAGGAGCAAGTTAATTGCTAGGACATTACCTTCACCTAATGGCCCTCAAACATACACGTCCACAAATTATAACTTTGGCACACTTTCAGATTATTCAGATATTAAACAAGGACCTATTGATGCATTAGAACCATCTAAAGTAAAACAATATGGTACTTTAAACACATATAAGCCGGATCAATATTTTATTAAGGATAGATTAGAAGAATTACCTAGAAGAGCTAACTTAAATTTATATCCTTATTTCGTAGCGAACAATGATAACACATTAATAGGTGTTTTAAATTCTAAATCCTATGATAATGAATCTGAATTATTTAAATTCGCTGCGAAATATATAACAACAGATAGTAATGGTCCAATTGCAGCGAGAGTTCAACAAAATACAATTTCTAACAATATTAATGGTGCTAGTTCATTAGAAACATTTACTAATAACTCATCATCAGTGACTGGTGCTTTAACAGGTAAACAACCTTTAGTTCCACAGAACTATGGTATTACTGTTGATAACAGTGCTAATTCAAATGGCAACAATCAAGACTTTATGGAAGTATTGTCTGGTAAAAAATCACCATTTGCTGAAATACCTGGACAATATTTAGATATTCCTAATAATCCAGTTAGATATACAACACCACAAGCAATTCCATTAAGAGTAACAGATTCTAAAGATCCATCACAACCTGCATCATTTAGTCCTACACCAACAGTAGGTACCGCAGCGGCTGGATTAGCTAGTTCATTATTACAAGATATTACTAGTGTTGTATCATCATTAGTTGGTATACCACCACAATTAACAAGCCCATTCCCTTCTGATTTATTAATTCAGTATATGGGTAGTGGACAACAACAAGTTTTATTTAATAATTTATCATATTCATATTATAGACCGGATTATACTGTTGTAGGTACATCTAAAAATGGTATTTTACCACCAGTAGGTTATGCATATGTTGGTGACGACACATATGAAGATGTTAGATATGCAATGTCTGATTTTAATGGTACACAAATAAGAAGCTCATATTATTTGAGTTTAATGTTTGATCCATTACAAGCTGAATTATTTCAAACTGAAAAGAATATTACCCAAGGTGGTAAAGTTAGTGGTAATCTTACTTGGATTAGTAACAATTCAGATTTTAGTTTACTTGGTAAAAATAACGCAGAATGGAATGCACAATCATCTCAATATATTGAAAGTCTTTCTGGTACCTATTCATTTAGAGGTGAATCAATTTTAAATAAGACACAACAAATATTAAATGCTAAACCAAAAGGCACTGAAGGTAAAACACATGTAGGTAATGTTATTGATCAAACAAGTAGAGTGTTTAGAGAAGGTGATAGATATATGTCAAGAGGTTCTGCTGTTCAATATGTTAGTAGTTATACAAAACAACCAAGTGGTGTAGAATATGGTAGAGTATGGACAAAAGATAGACCATATATGCACAACTCAGATACTATGAAAAACTCTTCTTTACTTAGAAAGTTTAATGATAGTATTTTAGATAGTCCATATAATCTAAACATTGGACCAATGTCAAATGGTAATAAAAGTTTTGAAAATTCATCAAATATTAAAAATGGTGTTGCAACAAAATATATGTTATCAATAGAAAATTTGGCATGGAAAACATCAAATAGAAAAGGATTTACATATAGTGATTTACCATTTTCAGAAAGAGGACCTAATGGTGGTAGAGTTATGTGGTTTCCACCATATGATATCAAATTTAATGAAAGTTTAAGTGCAAAGTGGGAGCCAAATGTATTTTTAGGACGTACAGAACCTGTTTATACGTATCAAAATGCTGAAAGAGATGGAACACTTTCTTTCAAAATTGTAGTTGACCATCCAAGTATATTGAATGTTATGAGAGATAAATTTTTCTCAGACAAAGGTATCTTTACACAAGAAGAAATTGAAAACTATTTTGTTTCATTTTTTGCCGGTTGTGAAAAACTTGATTTTTATTCTATAATTAGAAAATATACATCATTAGATCAAAGTGATGCTGAAGCAATACAACAATATTTACAATATTTTAAAGATAATAAAAAATCTGACACATATTATAAAACTAAGTTTACTCAAACTGCAGGTCAAATTGTAAGTAAAGCGCCAACATCAATGGTAAGTGCTGAAGTTTTAACTACAGCATCAACTGGGTTAAATGTTGTTAATACAGCAATACAAGGAGCTTCTGTTAATGCAAATACTGGTTTTGCTTCGTATGCAAGCGTTGCCGCTAATTCTACAAATGTTTCATTAGATATTGAAAAAGAAACAGTAACAAAAGCACCACCAACCGATCAGTTAAAAAAATTGATAATGAAAACTTTATCAGAAGATTTCTATTTTAAACAATTAGAATCTACTGACCCAATAGTTTTTAGTTCATTAAAAGAAAAGTTAAAATATTTTCATCCAGGTTTTCACTCAACAACACCAGAAGGTTTAAATTCTAGATTAACATTTTTACATCAGTGTACAAGACCAGGTGATACTATTCCTGTTAAGTCTAATAATGTAGATAATAGTAATTTAGATGCTAGAAATACTACTTTTGGTCCACCTCCAATTTGTGTTTTAAGAGTTGGTGATTTTTTTAATTCTAAAGTTATTATCAAGAGTATTCAATTACAATATGAAAATTCATTATTTGATTTAAACCCAGAAGGTATAGGTGTACAACCTATGATTGCTGATGTTACTATGAATATTTCATTTATTGGTGGTCAAGGTTTAAAAGAACCAGTTGCACAATTACAAAATGCATTAAGTTTTAATTTTTACGGAAATACTGAAGTTTACGATTATAGATCAACAGCAACAGAAGATAGAAGTAAATTCAATATAAGTGAATTAGAAAAATTCGTAATGAATACTCCTAAAACACCAAAAATAGCATCTGTACCACAATCGCCTGATAGTCCAATTTATGAAAAATATATTGGAACATTAAATGGTAATAATTTAGTATATGCTAATTATTTCTCAAATACTAGTGCACCTGAAAATATATTTACAGCAACAAAAAAATATTTTGATGCCGCTACTGCAAAATATATTAAATATAAAACAACCTATGGGCCACTATTGCTACCATTATTCTTTTCAAACGATTTGAGGGGGAAAAATACTTTAGATGTTAACGATACTACATCTTCAACAGTAACAATTAATCTTATTGGTACCTATAATAAAGGTAGTGAATATCCTGTGTTATTAGATAACTTACATAATTCATTAAAAAGTTCATTTGGTAATATTAGTAGTATTAGTAATGCATTAGGTTTTGATAACTTTATGAGTGAATCTGTAATAAAAAGATCTGACAAAATCATATCAAGTTACTTTCAAAATTTAGTTGAAAATGTCATTTCTACATTAGAGAAAGAAAACACAAACGATATTGATAAAAATAGAAATGCATTTATCTCAATTATTGATAAACTTAATTTTATAATGAGCACAAACGGTATAGATGCTCAATTATTGAAAGATTCATCTAAAGCTTTAGAATTATCTGATTTTGATGCTGAAGTATTTTTTGGTTATTACAGCGATGTGATAGATCATATTGGTGCTTTTGGCACAGTTTTCAATGATAATTTAGATAATACTATCAATTTTAAAACTTCAGGAGCAATAGGTGAAAGCAATTTCTTAATCTTATTATCTAAATTTTGGAAAATTACAGATATAAAAGCATTATATACTGGTTCATCAGATAGTGGTTTATTTAATGATGACATATTAAACAAAATAACAGATCAGTTAAATTCGTTTAATGAAACAATAACAACAGATGAAATTAATATAGAAAATCCTCCGACATTAACGTCATCAGATGATTTTACATACGGTACAACAGATAGCACAATAACTAGCAATCAATTAGATACCCTAAAAGCAATATTCAACACAAAAGACTATAGCTCAAATTCTTCATTAAATTTTTATAGATGAGTAACCAATATTATGATAGATACCAAGATTTTGTAGTTGATGGTGAATTTTTAATTATACCCGGTATACAAATACCATTAAAGTCAACTGACCAATTTATACAATATAAAAAAGGAATTGATAGATTGGATAAAATATCTCAAGACAGGTATAATACACCATTATTTAGTTGGTTAATTATGTTAGCAAATCCATCGGCTGGGCCTACAGAATTTGAGATACCAGATAATACAACATTAAGGATACCTTTTCCTCTAATTAATACTTTACAAGATTATAAAAAAGCTGTAGAGTTGTATAAATTATACTATGGCGAACAGTAATATTAATAATAGTGATGACATATATGTAAAGGTTGATGTAAATAATTTAGTTCATATTGACCCAGGTGCTTCTGTTGATAAAAGTGGACAAATAACGACTAGAAATGTTGCACAAGAAAACTTAGTAACTTATGTTAATCTAGAAGCAGATTTAATTCCTAGAACGACTTTCTTCGCTGACGGAGAAAAAAGTACGTTATTATCCATTGCTGAAGGTAAATTAAATTTTTTAAGAAATACTGACGGTTCTGATTATGACACAACTTGGTCAGAAGCATTTTATCCAAAACCAGAAAACCAAAAAAACGGTGCTAATATTGGAAATTATGATAGAACTTCACAAAGTTTTGGTATTTCCTCAATTAATATGTCAACTAAAGGTCTTAATGGTATTCCTGATGTTACAATTAATTTTATAGATGTAAGGGGTAAAACGTTATTTGAAGCCCCTAGTAATTCGCCGTATCAATCATTCTTTCATTTACCATGGCCTATATTCTATTTAACAATAAAAGGATATTATGGTAAAGCGATTCGTTATAGATTACACTTAGTTGAATTCTCAAGTAAATTTAATGGTAATAATGGAAATTTTGAAATTACTACTAAATTTTTAGGATCTACTTTTACATATTTGAACGACATTAAGTTACAAAATATGATGGTGGCACCTTATATGTATCTAGTTGAAACAGCTAATGAGCCATATAAACAAAACTATAGTACAGGTTTAGTTGATGTCACAATATCTAGAACAACAAAAGGCTATCAAGTTTTAAAATCTGTTTATGATGAGTACAAAGCTAAAAAATTAATCCCACAAGACTTTCCTGTTAAAACAATTAATGAGCTTCTAATTAATGCTCAGTCTGCTGAGAGATTATTAGAAACTGAAATATTTGAAAATACTGTTGATTTTAAAGTTTTAGGTAGTATAAAAGAATTTGAAAAGATTATTAATAATTTTGCTTCGGCAATCAATACTTGGGGTAACTCTTATTTAGATTTAAAACATCCACAAATTATTGATAATGTTCAGTATTTTCCTTTAAATAAAGCTGCTAGCGAAGCAGATAAAACAGGTAACAATGGTCAACCAACATTAGATAGTATTACTAGTACTGTACAAAAGGGGGCACTTAATCAGATTATTGAATTATATAAAACACAAGCAGAAACAAATCTTGCTTTTGGAAAAGCATTTGATCCGAAACTTATTAAAGATAAAGATATTACATTAAAACAAATATTATTTGACAAATATTTGATTAATCAATATTACACATTAACACCAGAACTTAATGGTAAGTATGGGGTAGCAATAACAGTATTGTTAGATGAAATTAATTTAATTAACAAAGAATTTATTTCACAAAAGAATAGTCTGCAGGATAAATTAGAAGCTAAGATGAATAGTATTCTTAAAAATTCTAAAGGTGGTTTAGGATTTACACCAACTATTAGAAATATTTTCGCAGTTATTTTGGCTAGTGCTGATACGTACATTAGATTAATGAAAGATGTACATTCTAAAGCTATTGAGAAATCTAAAGATAGACAAATTAAAGTTAATGGTAGTAAATTAGCGGATGGTTCAATAGAAGGTTTATATCCTTGGCCTCAGATTAAGAAAAAGACAAATGATGGAACAGCAATTCTTATGTATCCTGGTGATCCAGATATTGCAGGACAATTAGATGCTACTAATCCAACAATGTGGCCTGAAATTGAATTCATAGAATTATATGAAAGTATTGCAACAAAAAGATCTGACCCATTAACTGGCAATGATATCGATTTGAGCAAATTAAACTTTGTATTTGAAGACGATAAATCGGTTAGAGATAGTAATAATGTTTCAACATTATTAAATTTGTCAGACATTTATCCATATAGCGATAAGACTATGGCAAATTTAGTGTATGAAATTTATGAAAGAATTTTTTATATGACTTCATACGATTCATTTTCTACATTAGCTAATCTTAATCTTAGAGATAAAGAGGTAGAAACAATTAAAAATTCGTTAGATGATGACGAAGATTTAAAAACACAAATAATTGCTATTGCTAAATCTGGATCAACATCATATATTCACACATTTTTACAAAGTTATTCCCCATTTGAAAGATACCCATATGTTGAAGAGTATTTACCAACTGTTGATTATATAAAACAATATGTTGAAAATGGTGATTATTTAATTGAACCATATGTGAACTTAATTCAAAAAACATATAGCGATAATGGTTATACCGATTTTGAGAACGAATTGAATAAATATGACCCAGAGGATTATAGGTATAATATTTATCCGTTTAACTCAAATACATATCAATCTTATTTAGGTAGAGCTTTAAGAAAAGAGGATTTTAAATTTACAGGGTTATTATCAGTTAATGCAAGAGATTCATTTATTTCATCTCAAATATATCCAGCTTTATGGGTAAAAGATAATTTTGTTGATAATTTATTTTCTAATAGTATTAAATTAAGTGGTCTTACAGATACAATTACAAGAAATATTTTAAATACCCCATATTTTCATAAACAACTTTCAAATGATTTTTATAGTGGTGGCAGTGTTGGTAGATACGCTGGGTCAGCTTATTTACTTTTAAATTCATTACCATTTCATGATTTAGATGAAGTAATAACATCAGATAGTGGCTCTTCAATTCTTATGTCATCCATGTTTAAAGAAATAGGTTCATCCCATTTTTTACCATATCATATGATTTTAAAATGGGGTTCAATCTACCATAGATACAAGAATTATATTTTAAACGGTGTTGACATTATAAATGGTTCAACTATTCCAATTGATGGAAAAACATATTTTAACGATCAAAATAGTGGAATCACATTTTCATATAGTGGGTATTCTAAAAATTCTTCAGCTGTAGATACATATGAAACATACATAAGCGGTACAACAATTTATAGTGATAATACAACACCAAATGATGCTGTATATTATCAAAATACTATAGGTCTTTATCCATATTATCAAAATGTTTATAATCAAATAGTTAATGGATCACTTTTATTTTATCCTGGACAAACGCCAAGTGAAAATGAAAAATTCGGGGATTTAATAGTGAATAGCAATACTGCTGCAGTTAATTTTAACAAAGCAGCTAGTGACGGTGTAATTAACTTTTTTACGAGAAATCCAAATGCAAGTAAAGGTTTATTAGTTTCATGTTATTCAAATAACTTCAAAATTAATGTGGGTGATTTAACATATACATTATTACCATCATATGGCGATAACATATCATATAATTTAGTTGAATACAATAATGAATATGAACAAGACGCATTTAAAATAATTTGGTCAACGGAAGATCAAACTAATATAATATCTGCACCATCAACTAATTTACCTAATTATAGTGGTAATAGTATGCCATCTTATAATCAATATTTTAAGAATATTGCGGATGGTACATATACTATGAGTTCAAATAATAGAAAGGTTATAGATTTAATTGCAACATTTAGCCCTTCAATGTTGGATGACTTTGAACAAATGTTTTTAGATTTTACAACCTTAAAATTAACCACTAATGCGGTTTCAAAAAACCCATACAAGTATAGTAATTTTCAAGACTTATTGAAAGCAATATCATCAGTATCTATTTCAGATGTGACTGAAAATGATATTACAACTTTTGTAACTGCTCAAAATAAAAATTTAACAGCTATTACAAAAACAATATTAAGTAATGATAACTTAGTTAAGTTTACAATAGGTAATCCAAAACAAATTGACAATTATGTTTTATATGGTGTTTCTGGAATAAATCCAAAGTACCTTAATAATATAAATCAATATTCAAGTTCACAATTAACACAAGATAATCTAAAGTATATAAAATTATATATTGGTGAAGATTTAGAAGGATATTATCAGCAGTATTTTGCATTAATGAATATTGAGATTAATCAAGAAAACATTAAAGCACATAGACAACTTGCAAGAATATATGCAGGATATATGGCTAGCAATGCAAGAGAAAATAGTCATTTTGTTACAACAACAACAGCGTTCCAAAGTTATTTAAAAACAGAAATTGTTATACCTCATCAAACAAGGTTTTTAGACTTATTTAATAACTTATTAAATAAGATAGCTAAAGAGCTACCACCAAAACCTAGACAGGCGGTGACACCAACTCATGGGTACAATACTGAAAAAACTACAAAATTAGAAACTTATAATTTCTTTAAAGAATTTAATGATAAATGGATTGGTGGTAATTCAATAGGTCAGAATCCAATTTTAGAAGATTTTTTATTTTTAGATAGAGCTAATGCTGATATTGGGGACCAACTATACTTAAGTTTAACTAGATTAGTACCACTTGGTGATGCAAAGAATGCTAAAAAAAGTTTATTTAGTATTATTAGTATTTTGATTAATGGTGAAAATATTGACTTTAGACCTTTACCGGCTTATGTTAATTTTTATGGTACTAATTTTACAAACACTAAAAAAGTTTCATCAGCAAAAGATGTTGCTAAAAATTTATTTGGTACGTTTTTAGAAGTGGATTACCAAGATTCACAACCTAAGATGCTTTTACAATATATTGGACCAGTTTCAAAATATCTACCAATAAATCAAATTAGTAATAAGTTCAAATATAAGTCAGATGGTTTTAATATTAATAATATTACTCCAAACCCTTTATTAATATCACAACAACAATTCGCTGCGCAAGATTATTCAAAATCAAATAGAGTAGTAGGGTTTGAAATTAATTTTGGGGATCAAGGTAATAGTATGTTTAAATCATTTACAGTAGATCAAACATCTAAAACACCAACATCTGCAACATTCGAAGCGTATGAAGCGTTAGGTAGATCTGCTTCTGGTTCTAATACTGCTGAGGTTGATGTAAATTTATATGATGTTTATAGAACATATTCATATACTTGTGAGGTGACAGCTTTAGGTAATGTTATGATACAACCAACTATGTATTTTCATTTGAATAACATACCACTGTTTGAAGGGACTTATTTAATTATGGAAGTGCACCATGAAATTAGTGCTGGTGTTTTAAATACTAAATTTAAAGGTGTAAAAATGCCAATAGATAAGTTACCTCAATTACAAGATAGTTTTATTGCAGCATATAGACCATTATTTGATAAATTACTTAACGCTGCGTTTACTAAAAAACAAACAGCAACGAATGTTCCAACAACCATTAAAACATATGCAATTAATGGTAAAAATACTGATATAGATTTTGGTACACAAAATATAACAGGGGAAGAATTAGTTGATAATTCATCTGGTTATTTAAATGGAATACCTTATAATGGACAAGATGGTGAATCGCATGTACAATTAGTTAAATTTAATAATTCACAGTGGTTGAGAGCTGTGGTTGGATTTATGGGATTTGATTATGCGATACCAGATAATAATGATATGACAGTTTTAACTGTGAAATCAGGTAAAGCAGTAAAATGGTCACATATTAAAGGACCTCTTACAGATTTTTATTCTTGTAGATTCAACTTTAATGATACTGCACCACAAAATATTAAGGGAATGAAGTTCTTTAATCCAAGAAATAGTAAAGTTGATCCAATTTATGTTGAAAATACTTACGATTCTGTAAAGGACTTATATTATGGAGCGGTTGACAATGCTTTACCACAAACAACAGATAAAGGAGTTGGTATTGGAATTGCAATGTCCAAGTCATTAATGCTTAAATTAAAGGTTAATACTGGAGATGTTGTGTATTTTAACATAAACTAATGAAATTATACATTTTCTGGATATTTATATAAAAAACCAAATATGGAAAACAATAATTTAAGAAGTACCGTGGATCAATTTCTTAGCCCTAAACAAGTTAAAAGAACATCACAAGACGGTATGGAAAGAGAAGAATGTGATTTATTAACAGGAGAATGTTATACAATCAGAGAAAAAGACGGAATAGTAGAAAGAATAAATAAAAAATACGTTACAAACGACGGTAGACAATTATTACAAGATTAAACCATGCTAGAGAAAAAACTATTAGAAGAAGTAAACAGGTACAAAAGTATTAACAAATACGCAGCGAACCTTTTAAATGAACAAGCGGTACCTCCAGCACCACCAGCAGGTGATGAACCAGGCGCAACACCTCCAGCTGAGGATGCTCCGGCTCCAGGTTTAGGTGGTGACGTACCACCAGCAGGAGAAGCTGCGCCAGAAGCAACAGACATGCCACCAGCTACAGGTGCAACTGAAGATAACTCAACAGAAGAAGTTGATATTACTGATTTAGTTAATATGACTAAAAATATCAAAAAAGAATTAGAAACTAATAAAACAGATAATAGCGGTGTTATTAGTAAAATGGACGATGTATTCAATAAAATAACAGAATTAGAAGGTAAGTTAGGCGAAATGGATAACATTATTGCTAAGATTGATCAACTAGGTGTTAAAATTGAAGAAATGAAACCAAAATCTCCAGTTGAGAAACTTGAAATGCGTTCTTTGGATTCATATCCATTTAACGAAAAACCAGACCAATTTTTTACACAAAAACAAGCAGAAATGCAAGCAAGTGGTAAAAATGAATATGTTTTGACTAAAGATGATGTAACTAATTATTCTAGAGATCAAATCGCTAAAACTTTTACTCCAAACCAAGATGACGAATATGAAGCTAGGTACTGATATTCATGATTTGATGGAATACCATCAACAAATTAAAATTTTACATTGGCAAACCGAAGGTTATGCTAGACATAAAGCATTTGATAGTGCTTATGAAGAATTAGGTGATTTAATTGATAAATTTGCTGAAGTTGCTATGGGCAAATATGGTAGATTTGTATTAGAAAATAATGACAAATCATTAAAACTTAAAAATTTATCAGAAATTCACATTATTGATTTCTTACAAGAGATAAAACATTTTCTAATTGGACTTACAGATGAGTATGACCAAAGAAAGGATAGTGATTTATTAAACATTAGAGATGAAATGTTAGGTGAGATTAATCAATTGGTTTACTTACTTACATTAAAGTAAAAAAATATTTTAAAAATAATTGAGGCTTGATTTTGAAATCAGGCCTTTTTTATGTATATTAGTATCCATAGTCACTTATTAATTAATTTAAATGTAAAAAGTATGTCAGTTTTAGACTCAGTACTAGCACAGTACGAAAAAAACAAACAAGGTGCCAATGCAGGACCTAAAGTAAGTTCAGAAGAAAGATTAAAGAAGTATTTTGCACCAATCTTACAAGGTGGTAAAACTTCAGGCGAAAAAAGAATTAGAATTTTACCAACTAAAGATGGTTCAACTCCATTTAAAGAAGTTTGGTTCCACGAAATTCAAGTGGACGGCAAATGGGTAAAATTATATGACCCAGGAAAAAACGAAGGTAAGCGTTCACCTTTAAACGAGGTTAATGAAGCTTTACGTAGTACTGGTGTTGAGCAAGACAGAGAATTAGCAAAAACATATAATCCTAAAAGATTTTATGTATTAAAAGTTATTGATCGTGATAACGAACAAGACGGTGTTAAATTTTGGAGATTTAAACACAACGCAAAAGGTGAAGGTGTTTTAGATAAAATTATTCCTATTTGGAAAAACAAAGGAGATATTACAGACCCAGATAAAGGTCGTGATTTAATTATCTCTTTATCTTTAACTAAAAACCCTAAGGGTGGTGAGTATACAAATATCTCATCTATTTTCCCTGATGATGCGTCATTATTAAACGCTGACACAGCAAAAGCTGAAGAGTGGTTAAATGATGAATTAACTTGGGCAGACGTTTATTCTAAAAAACCAGAAGAATACTTAGAAGGTATTGCTAAAGGTTATGTTCCTAAGTGGAGCACTGACGCTAAGAAATGGATTTGGGGTGAAGAAGCTGAAGCTGCTGACTTAGGTGCGGCAACAGCATCTGCGGCAATCGTTGCAGACCCACAAGTTGAAGAAGATGTAGATGAAGATCTTCCTTTCTAATTTGAAATAACTATGCATGGGGATAAAACCCCATGCTTTTAAAAAATGTAAACGTAAAATAATGGCAGGTATTAAAAAAACAGACTTTTCTTCAATAAAGAAAAAGTTTTCTAAAGAGGCAGAATATAAACCAGATCGTTTTTTAGATTTAGGTGATGCTTTTTTAAATGCAACTGGTCTTCCAGGTCCAGCAATAGGTCATATTAATATGTTTTTAGGTCACTCAGATACTGGTAAAACAACTGCACTTGTAAAAGCTGCTGTTGATGCACAAAAGAAAGGTATCTTACCTATTTTCATTATTACTGAACAAAAATGGAGTTGGGAACACGCAGTATTAATGGGATTTAATAAAGAAGATGATTTCTACTTATTTAACAGTGATTTTGAATACATTGAACAAATCACAGATTATATCAATGAAGTTTTAGACGCACAAGATAAAGGTGAATTACCTCACGATATTTTATTCGTTTGGGATTCAGTTGGTTCAGTGCCTTGTAAAATGACATATGACGGTAAAGGTGGTAAACAACACAATGCATCTGTATTATCAGATAAAATCGGTATGGGTATTAACCAACGTATATCTGGTTCAAGAAGAACTGATAAACAATATACAAATACATTGATTATTGTAAATCAGCCTTGGGTTGAATTACCTGATAATCCTTTTGGACAACCAAAAATCAAAGCTAAAGGCGGTGAATCAATCTGGTTAAACTCAACATTAGTATTCCGTTTTGGAAACGAAAAAAATGCTGGTACAACTAAGATTAAAGTAACCAAGAATGGTAGAGAATTAAACATAGCTACAAGATCTAAAATTGTAATTATGAAAAACCACGTAAACGGTATCGCGTTTAGTGATGGTAAGATTATGGTAACCCCACATGGTTTCATGAATGCAAGAGACAATGATGAGGAGAAAAAATCTAGAGAAACTTATGTTAAAGAAAACCTTGCATATATTAGTGAAATATATACAAGAGCATTTAACGATAAGATCAGCGATGCAAGTGAACTTGATTTCAAAATAGAGTCATCTGGTGATGACGAATAAATGTAAAATTTAAATGTCCGTATTACTTGTCGATGGAGATAATTTACTCACGATTGGTTTCTTTGGCCGCAAAAACTATTTCTATAAAGGAAAACATTTTGGCGGAATCTATCATTTCATTGACACTCTTAGGATGTCTTTTGAAACATACCAACTAGATAAGATCTGCGTGTTTTGGGATGGTGATGATGGTTCACTCTCACGCAAAAAGATATACCATTTATATAAGGAAAATCGTAAATCGAACAGATGGACTGATGAGGCCCAAAGTTCTTACGATTATCAAAGATCTAGGATAAAACAATACTTAGAGGAGTTATATATACGTCAAGGGGAGTTTCCAAATTGTGAGGCTGATGATTGTATAGCTTATTATTGTCAAAATTCGCCAAAAGAGAAAAAAATTGTCTATTCATCTGATAGAGATTTAGCTCAATTAGTGAGTGATAATACTAAATTATATAATCCTGCCCATCGCAAGTTATATGGTACTAACGATATTATTGAATATGACCATGAAAACATCTTAATTGAAAATGTTAAATTAGTTAAGATGTTATGTGGTGATCCATCAGATAACATATATGGAATTAAGAATTTCGGTATTAAACGTTTTATTGCGTTATTTCCAGAAATACAAACACAAGCACTTACCTTAGAAGAAGTGCAAGAAAAAACAAATGTTCTATTTGAACAAGACAAGCACAACAAAACAATCCAAAACATTTTAACTGGTGTAACTAAATTAGGAGTTTTCGGGCAAGAATTTTACGATATTGCAAAAAAAATCGTAGATTTAACTGAGCCAATCTTAACTGATGAAGCTAAAGAAAATATCAATTTATTAATTAAAGATTCACTAGATCCGGAAGGGCGTTCATATAAAAATACAATGAAATTAATGATGGAAGACGGTATTTTTACCGTTTTACCTAAATCAGATGATGCCTGGACAAAATTTTTAAACCCATTTCTCAGGTTAACAAGAAAAGAGAAGAATAATCGTATTGTAAAATTTAAAATTAAGTAAAATGAACATTCAAGAACAAAACAAATTTGAGTTTTTGTTAACGTTGGAAAAAAACATTATCTGTCAAAGATATTTCAATGTAAAAGACTACAATCCTGAGAGCAGAAGATCAATGGACCTACACTATTTGGTTAAAGAAATTAGTGAAGAAATTAGCTATGATTTGAAAATAAAAAGTTCCAATTATTTGGTCGAAAATCAAAATTATTTTACCAATTCTGCAGTTGTGGATGAGGCAGAAAATAACGAAGCGCAATACTTTTTATTGCAGATTAAGCAGGGCGATGATGTATTTATTGAAAGAATATTTCCTGCGTATGTGTTCCCTCCTAGAATTAGATATGCGGTAGATATTCGTCCTAGTTTAAGACGCATTTTGGCAGATTTAACAGACGTTATGTCACGTCAAGAACTAGAAACTACGTACCTTCAGTACGATTTATAAAATTAATGTAAAGTAATAAGAATTATGAGCGAAAAGAATTTCGGGTACTTAGGTACGGGGTTTCAACTGTCCCTATTAAAAAATATTGTTGAGGATAAAAAATTCGCTGAGTCTATTGTAGAAATTATTGAAAGTAACTATTTTGATAACAATTATTTTAGAGTTATCATGCAACATATCAAGGAAGTATATGCTAAACATACATATATACCTACATATGATGGTATTAAACAGTTAATTTTAACAGAAAGTACTAGAGATCAAACTGCTAAAACTTTAACTGACCAGGTTGACATGATTAAAGAACAACCGTTAGTAGATTCGCAGCTGGTACAAGAAAATGCTTTGAATTTTTGTAAACAACAAGTCCTAAAGAAAGCCTTAAAAGAAGTCGATTCTATTACATCTGAAGGTGCATTTGAAAACTATCATAAAATTGAGCAAATTATTCAAAAAGCCCTTCAAGTAGGAATATCTGACGATACTACTAAAGACGTTTTTGAGGACATTTTAGACGCTTTAAGACCAGATAGTAGAGAAGTTATACCTACGGGATTAAATGGTATTGATAACCTTTTAAAAGGTGGTTTAGGTAGAGGTGAATTAGGTGTTGTATTGGCACCTACAGGAACAGGTAAAACAACTTTGTTAACTAAATTTGCTAATACAGCGTATAATGCCGGTTTTAATGTTGTACAAATATTTTTTGAAGATAATGTTAACAATATTAGAAAGAAGCATTTTACAATTTGGACAAATATTGCCCCAGACGACCAACCAGATGTTGCTTCTGAAGTTGAAAAATTAGTAAAAGATGCACAAAACAGATCTACTGGTCAATTAAAACTTGTTAAATTACCAAGTGACTCAGTTACTATATCAGAAATAAAATCTAAAATTAGAAAGATGAAAGCCGATGGTTTTCGAATAGATTTACTAACTTTGGACTATGTTGATTGTGTTTCTCCTGAAAGATCAGCTTTTGGTGAAGAATGGAAAGGAGAAGGTGCGATTATGAGACAATTAGAAGCAATGACTGCTGAGTTTGATATTGCAATATGGACAGCAACCCAAGGTAATAGAGAATCTATTAAATCAGAAGTTGTTACAACAGATCAAATGGGTGGTTCTATTAAGAAGGCACAAATTGGTCACGTGGTAATGTCAGTTGGTAAAACATTAGAGCAAAAAGAACAAAACTTAGCTACATTGACATTGTTAAAGTCAAGAATTGGTAGAGATGGCGTAGTATTCAATAACTGTTTATTCAATAATGAATACCTTACAATCGATACTGAAACACAAAACACTCTTCTTGGATTTGAAACTGATAAGTTACATCAAAAAGAAGAAAAAAACAAACAAAGAATTCGTGAATTAATGGACAAAAAAACCATCAAAAACTAATAATAATGAAAGAGAAAATTTTAATTGAAAACCCGTATCGATTTGTATTATTTCCAATTGAACATGAGGATATTTGGAAGTTATATAAACAACAAGAGGCGTGTATTTGGACTGCTGAAGAAATTGATTTGAGCCAGGATATCTCAGATTGGGAAAACAAGTTAAATGCCGATGAACAACACTTTATCAAACATGTATTAGCATTTTTTGCTGCATCTGATGGAATTGTTAATGAAAATATTGCACAGAATTTTGTAAATGAAGTTCAATATACTGAGGCGAAAATGTTTTATGGTTTTCAAATTATGATGGAAAATATTCATAGTGAAACTTATTCATTATTAATTGATTCATATATTAAAGACAAGGAAGAACAAATGCGTTTGTTCCATGCTATTGACACTATTCCAGCAATCATGGAAAAAGCAGAATGGGCTGTTAAATGGATTAATTCAAAATCATTTGTAGAAAGATTAATTGCTTTTGCGGCAGTTGAAGGAATATTCTTCTCAGGTTCATTTTGTTCAATTTTCTGGTTAAAGAAAAGAGGATTGATGCCTGGTTTAACATTCTCAAATGAATTGATTTCTCGTGATGAAGGTATGCATTGTGATTTTGCTTGTCATTTATATAACAACCATATTGAAGGAAAATTAAGTGAGAAAAAAATTAAAGAAATTATTTGTGGCGCTTTAGAAATTGAAAAGAAATTTATATTAGAGGCATTACCAGTAAGATTAATTGGTATGAATTCTGATTTAATGTCACAATATCTTGAATTTGTAACAGATAGATTATTAGTTTCGTTAGGTTGTTCTAAACAATACAATTCAAGTAACCCATTTGATTTTATGGAAAACATTGCAATTCAAGGTAAAACTAATTTCTTTGAAAAGAGAGTAGCAGAGTATCAAAAAGCAGGGGTACATAATGCGTCAGAAGATTTAGAATCTGCATTTGGCGATATTGATTTTTAAAAAAATAGATTTAATAAAATGAAAGTAAAAAAAAGAGATGGTAGCCTCGAAGAGATGAGGTATGACAAAATTACTAGAAGAATTAGCGCTTTATGTGATGATTTAAACTTAGAATATATTGACCCAACATTTGTTACGTTAAAAGTAACATCTGGTATATATGATGGTATATCTACAACAGAATTAGATACACTTGCGGCTGAAATTGCTGCATCTATGGTGACAACACATCCGGATTATGCAAAATTAGCTGGTAGATTAGCCGTTTCTAATTTACATAGAACAACTCCTAAAAAATTCTCACAGTGCATTAAAGAATTATATTCTTTTATTGAACCAAAAACTGGAAAAGAATCTTCTTTGATTTCAGATGAACTTTATGAGTTTGTATTAGCAAACAAAGAGGCGTTAGATGGCGCAATTGTGTTAGATAGAGATTTAGATTTCGATTATTTTGGTTTTAAAACTCTTGAAAGATCTTATCTATTAAAAGTAGGTAAAAGAATAGTGGAAAGACCACAATATATGTACATGAGAGTTGCTGCAGGTATTTGTAAAGGTGATGTAGAAATGGCAATTCGTATTTATAACGATTTATCACAACATTTTTA